TGTGATTAAAATGCTGTATGTGCCAGGTTTTAACTGCGTTGTTGGATAATCGTCCGTTGAGGACTCATCGCCTTCGTCGTAATTAATTCCAGCTTGGTTGCAAACAAATCCATCATTGTTGACTGGTAGTTCACGCCTAAACGAACCGTCTTGAATGATGTAACAGGAAATAATTGTGTTTCTGTTTGTATTAGAAGTGTACGCAAACTGACTAAAGTTCTGCACAAACTGTACAGCCCTTGGCACTGTCAACGTAAATGAATAAAATGTTGACTGGATTCTTGTGTTGCCACCGTGGGTGTTCTGCAGCCTTGTTGTTTTGAATGCTGCATCAAAGTTGCCTAGATTAATTGCATTATTAAAGTTATCTCCTGGCCTTGCAGGCTGAGGATCACTACCAAAGTAACTGGTAGGACCATAAGCCGTAGGCCCGGTCCCGCCAGTCGGATAAGCTTCAACTGTTCCTAAGTTATAGAAACCAAAGTTTTCAGGTAAGGTTGTTAGATACCTGCCCATCTTCCATGTTTAAACCAGAGTAAAGACCGTTAGTCCGTCCACTGGCTTCGTACTTTTCTCTAATAAGTTTAGCACGCTCAGGAAAATAGCCTTCATCTTGAACTGTTGGAATCAGATCGTAAGCTAATTCCTGTTTTATTTCTTCCAACCTAACCCAAGCTTCTTTTTTTGTTGGGTAAGTTTTTTCTGACCAGTAATTTTCAACGCCAATACGAATCCATACTTCATACTCAGGGTTCAGAACATGGTATGCAGTAGGCAGAACGTCATACTGTTTCGACGTTACTTTTTTCTGAGAAGATTTTTCCATAGGACAGGTTGACGACACTGATTCCTGCTGGCGGGGTTTCCAATTCTAGCCCCTTCAGGTGGAGGTGCAGCGGGTTACAGCACAAAGCATGGCAACCCTTGCTGTGCGTTACGCGGTATCGACCGGTGTAGCCCCTGCTCAACCAGAAAGAAACGCGAGCAGCTGACTGAGTTTTTGCAGAATGGAACGGACTTGGCATGTACGCAACCGTTTCTGATTCTTTTTTCTTCGTGGCGCCAGTCCATAACCAACATTCATTCTCATCTTTAATATCAACTTTCTCCCAGAAACTTTTAATGATCCAGTAAAGATCAAATTTAAAATTCTTTACATTTACTTCACATCTGCCTCTATGGATTTCTGCCATGCAGTCCAAGCACTCATTCATTAAGCCAAAGTTTCCTTTGTGCCCTGGTGCTCCTAACCGATGCCAAGGACAGGTAGTTTCAGGAACATCTTTAACGTGTTGCTCAAACAATTCAATTTCTTGTTGAAATTCTTTCTCAACAAGCTTAAGATTTTTTTCAAATGTAGCAGTTAGGACTTCAGGCATTGTAAGTAGCTCCTACGCAAAGACGGCGAACAGTGTAATAAGGAAGTTGATACTGCTTAGCTAATGCACTATAGCTCCATTTTTTATTGTCTTGTTGATGAAGATTTTTAATCTCATCCATTAATTTTGTTGTTAGCTTACTCCCTTTCTTTTGGTTGCGCTCTAAAGCAACATCAGTTGCAGTACCAAAGTAATAGTGAGAAGGGTTAAGGCAATGCCGTGAACGGCAAACAGATTTGCGGACCAACACCGTGTTGCTTTTAGGCGCAAACACAACCCCCTGTGGTCCTTCAACCGCAGCGCCTTCACGGACAACAACAGTGCCGCCTCCTGGCACCTGTACGGTCTGCAGTGGCGGGAACTGGTCTACTAGCGCCAGGAAGAGCAGGCGAGCGTCACGGCCTTTGTAGCGCGTGCAGACGGGAGAAGAAGTGGTGAAGTGCTTGAAAGCTGCATGGTTTAGGTCTTTAACAGACCAGCAGTAACCAAATCCTAAGTTTTTAAGGAACATTTTGAAGACACTGGCGACCACAGCAGCGTCAGTGTTCCCTAAACCCTCCAGCTGGTAGAAGCTCAAAAAATCCAAAGCCCTTGCCTGTTAGGGGACTACTGGGACAGTCTACCGCAACCACCAGTCTTTATGGGTATTTGCGCCAGGGGGAATCTTGGACACAACAGTTTTCGGAAAAAATCGCTCTTTTATTTTATTCCTATAGAAAGAAGTAGGGATAGTGACTGCGTGCAACAGTACAAATGTATTTGACAGGCAGTTACTATCCCTATTTCCTCTATAGGGGGTAAATAGCAGCTCGAATTTTTGAGAATTTTAAGCTGCAAAAAATTCCTGTACTCAAACTCCAGCCACACCAAGGGATCTCAATCAGTCTCATTCAAGACTCATCTGCACCCCTAAAAACTTCTAATTAACTCTCTGCAGTTTTCTCTCCTCCTGGCATGTAATACTCCTCAAAATAGTCGGCATAAGTTAATGCGCAGTGGTAAGGTTCTGCGTATTTGCAAATAGAACCTCCAGGATTGCAGATCCGGTGTACATGGTGGCCATGAGAATCGTCACCAAATTCAATTGTTGTACCGTTTGGAAAGGTCTGTATAACGTCCATAACAGATTTATTTGCCGGTGTTACTATTGTAGATAAAGGAACTGTTGTTAGTAAAAATGGCTGAAGAAATTGGCATTCCTTGGGCTGAACTTGGAATTGCAACAGCAAATAGTATTGCAGGTGCAGCAAGTTTATTTGATCCTCGGTTTGCAAATCCGCTTTACACAAATCCTTTTACGGGACCAGGAATGTGGTTAAAGGATGCTATGCCATCGCCACCACCACGTCGTTCTAAAACTCAATCAACAGATCGCAATAGATTTCCTGGGCAAATTTTAAGGCCAGGACTTCCTACACGTCTCCCTGAAACTCGATCAACAGATAGCAATACGTTTCCCGAACAATCTTCTTCTAAGAATTATCCGTCTACTAGCCCCAATACCATTGTTCAACGTGGTAGTGCAAGTGATGGTATCTCTGATGAGTACCGCGCTCAACTTGGTAACTGGCAAGCATTACAAAAAACTGCTGCTGGTGCCCTCAAAGGATTCCAGCCTGGCAGTGGTCCTATGCCCGCTGCAGCTACTCAAGCTGATCAAGCTGGCCGAGACCTGTGGGCCAAACTCCACCCTGATCTTGCCAAGCCAGGCGGCGCTGTTGGCACCTACAATCCATTGATGCAGGCTCGTGGAGGTGTCCCTTCTATTGAGGAACTTTGGAAAGGAATGCCAACATCTGGACCTGGCAGGACATCTGAGGATGTAACAGATGAAGCAATGGCTAAGGCACGAGCAGAAGGCCGTTACTTTGAACCATCAGGAACAATGGGTGGCTTTGCTCCTGCAGCAGATCCTGCAACGCAACAACGGATGCAACAGTTTGGAACTGCAATGCAAGCACAAAAAGGTACTGAAGAAACTAGTGCCGCTCAACGGTCTCAAGATTTTATCAACAGGTTCAAACTTGGTTCATTGAATCCTGGCAGTTATAACTTCCCTGGTTATGACGCCAACGCAATGATGAACGCTCCCTCCGCACTGTTCAAGTAACATTTCTTTACAATGCCTACACACCTTGTACGCAAGTGGGCTGCTGAGTTAGCAAAACGCTTGCGTAACCAACAAGATTATGATGACTTTGAATATGGAACAGAAGTTATCCCTGGCGACAAAACTTGGGCAAAAAAATGCAACGCCTGTAAAACTTGCACTTGTACAATAGATAGTAAGCAAGAAAAGAAATGAGCCAGACTATTGCACAACTTGTAGGTGCTGACGCAAGTACAGGTTTTACTTTTAGCAGCAATGTTATTTTAGCTAGTACCAATAGTTTAGAACGTGCACGAATTACCAGCGCAGGCGACCTTTTAATTGGTAAAACAACCACCACGGCTAATGGCGGCAAACTGCAAGTCTCCAACGGCATCACGTTCCCAGCTACGCAGGTGGCCTGTACTGATGCAAATACACTGGACGATTACGAAGAAGGCATTGCAACTGTATCATTGGTTTGTGGCAGTGGTTCACTAACGCTTACTTCAGGTTACGATAAACTTTTATACACAAAAGTTGGCAGAGTTGTTACAGTAACTGGCTATCTTAATATTTTAGTCGCAAGCTCACCTGCAGGAACTTTGCAAATAACAGGCCTTCCTTTTACTGCAAACAACAGCTCAAGCAACCAAGCTTCAGCGTCATTTTATGTTTATTATATGGATACCGCAACTCTTCTTATGGGATACGTACAACCCAACACTGCCACTATAAAACTAGCCACATTTGATAATGGCATTAGAACAGAAAATATTGCAGGTTATTTTCAAGACGATTATTCATTTACCGTTTCTTTAACTTATTTTGTTTGACATTAGCCCGCAAAGGCTCAAAACTACGGCCTAAACCTGTCTCAACCGGAGGTTGACCCTAATGGCTAAGTTCACCGAGCGTTCTGAACATCAGATCGAAGTTATCCCACCTTACTCTATTCTTCAATGCCGCCGTGCTGACATTGTTGAACGTGATGGTGTAGAGGTTGGCAAAACCTACCATCGTCATGTCCGTGTCCCTGGTGATGATGTAAGTGATGATTGCCCTGAGCTGCAAGCAATTGCTGCTGCATTGTGGACATCTAACGTTATTGCAGCTTATCAAGCCAGCTTACCAGTCCAAGAAGGACTACTTTAATAGTGGTGCTATTAGTTATTACAACCACTAAATAGTTACTCAGTCTAGAATGATTGGATTAAGGAAGTAAACAGTGCCCTACCTTGGAACTAGCCCAACAGTAGGGCTTGTCACAAAATTAAATAACATTACGTCAGGATTTGATGGCGTTACAACAACGTTCCAACTTGCCATTCCACCTGGCGGCGTAACCAATTACTTTACGCCGGGCACTGTCAATGCTTTATTTGTCCGCCTTGGTGGCGTAACTCAGAATCCTGGCATTGATTATACAGTTAGCGGCAGCCAGATTACTTTTACAACTGCACCTGCTTCAGGTTTAACTTGTTTCATTATTGCAATTGGCCAAGCCATTAACATTGGAACACCTTCCGATGGTTCTGTTGGCCAATCAAAGTTAGGAACAATTACCTCTTTAACTCTTACAGGAGCAACATCAGGTACGACAACAATTGCGCCTCCTGGAGTTTCTGGCAACAATACAATTACATTACCGCTTAGCAACGGTACTGCCTATCAAATTTTTAGGAACGGTGCTACCGCAGGTACTACTGAGTTTGCCGACAAGATTGTCAGTGCAACAGCGCAAGCCAGCACCAGTGGTACATCAATTGACTTTACGAGCATTCCAACCTGGGTAAAACGCATTACCGTAATGTTTACGGGAGTAAGCTCAAACGGCTCCAATAGCTTGCAAGTTCAATTGGGTGCAGGTTCTTTTGTAACAAGTGGTTACTTAGGTGCCGGAAGCAACAGTGCTGTTGGTGCTGTGAACTTTACAACAGGTTTTGGAAGCAACCTGCACAACGTAAATACCGCTATTTTCCATGGTGCACTTACGCTTTCTTTACTTACAGGAAATACCTGGGTAGCTAGTGGTGTGTTTGCCAGGTCTGATAGCACTGCAACTGGTGTGACATCAGGAAGCATTGCTTTAGGTGGAACTCTTGACCGCCTTCGCGTCATTGGCAGTGCTACAGGAACTCCTTCTGACACCTTTGATGCTGGCACCATCAACATTACTTACGAGTGATCTATAGTTAAGAGTTGATCTTAACTCTCTTCTTTTTCAGGAAGAATAGTAGCGTAATTCTTAAACTTCTGATCACTATTACGCACGGCTAGACCTTTAACAAAAGGACGACCGTTTTTGCTGAATGCAAACACGTTAGATAGCTCTAACTGGTTACGGCAGCAATCAAGAAGCAAAGCAATAAACCGTTTTTGACCCACTGGCTTTGATCCAGTGTCTTCACAGTATGCGCAGTAGCTGGGATACAGGTGGCTGTTGCTATTGCAGTACCGCTCTGGCGTGTCCTTACTAGCAGGAATCTTCTTACCTACAGCAGAAACATGATCTGTATCAGCAACAACTTCAGATTGCAGCCATTCAATCAAGTTGTTACTGTTTAACAGGATGGTATTCCTGACTTTCTTAAGTGCTGGCACAAGCTCTTGAGTGTCAAGAAGATAACGGCGCATATCTAGCTCACTCATCTGCAATACCCAATTCACTAAACCAGGTAAATAATTACGCCAGACACCACTAATAACCCCATTATCAATCTTAATCATGTCCTTAGCGTCACTGTTCTTGTCATACAGCCGTCGATTAAACTCAACCGTTAAGCGCCGACGACCAAGACCACTGGTGTTGTCCGTTGTTTGAATTGGTTCATTAGCAACCACCATAACCATTCCGGTGTACACAAACGGTTCACCAATATTCTTCATCTTTTCTTCATAGCGCAGGTTATCACCACCTGTTAACGCTTTAAAGATCTGAGCAGAACCACCATAACGTTCTGAGTCATTGATCAGCGTCAGCCGTTTTCCTTTAATGGAAGCAACCTCAAACCTGCTTTGCTCCAGCTGGTTCAGTGTTGTGCTGGCGTAATTCCCTAAGCCAACCAAAGCACAACAAAGGTTGGCAAAGGTGGACTTGCCTCGACCACCAGGGCCAATCAATTCAAGAAAACGCTGCAGCTCATGACCTTTACCAACTAAACAAGCACGGAGCCATGCCCGCAGCACTTGAACCCTGGCATCATCGTTGTACTGCGTCCTGTACAACCAATCTGTGATAGGACCTGGCTCAGCACTGGGGATGTAATCAAAATTGATCCCCCAAGTAATGTAGTTTTCTGGTGAGTGCTCAAGAAATTCACCCGTATCCAACTCCAATACACCATTAGAGAAAGCTAAACGGGACGGATACTCATCCCATTCATCGCAGATAAGACCATGCCGAAGAAGGTTGGCAACATCTGACACCAGCTTTGAGGTGTATCCTCCAGGCAACTGCAAGGTATGCAGTGAGAATTGAACATCATGAAGGAAATGTTCACGGTATGGCTGCCGCAACCAGATACCACGTTCTTTTGCGTACTGCAACCAAGTTTCAAACCGTGGATCGTACCGCCAGTGGTTGCTGCGATACCGATCAAATAGGTAATCAGCAATGACAGAAGCAGGTGGATTGCGATGCTTACCATTTTTTTCTGATTTATTGTTGCCACCACCTTCATCAATTAAAGAAACAAGCTTTGTGACTTGATTCCAGTAACTGCTGTCACCTTCCTGCATTACATCGTCATAAATACCTTCTTCCAGCTGGCGCTCAAACTCCTCTTGTGTTGGCACAGTAATCCCACTGACTTCAATGTAACCATCTTCTTTGGCAATTGCACGCAACGTATGCAATCCACGCCCACCTTCAGGTGAATGTCCCCCTGGCAGGCGCTCAAAACTTTCCCATTTAACATCGCAACAACCTTCTTGATAAGCATCAGACTCTTCTGACCACTCAGTCCAAATCTCTAGAAGGTCATTGTCAATTTGATGCAGGGCCATGCCAATGGTCACCCACTGGTGATAATCATCAGCTCTAGCAAGATCAATATGTTGCAGGTAAGTCAGAGCTTCTGCAATAATTTCTTCTTTGTGGTATGTAGTACCCTCTTCGTAAGCAAGAGTAATGTTTTGAGTTACGTGACCAGTAATTTCGTTGCTTGAGCGCCGCCGATACTTATTGTTTGGGTACGCTTTATCAATTGCTTTGTAAAGCCACTCAGGCATTTCAGGCAACTTTTTAACGTGCTCAAATCCCTGGCCAGCTAATGTGAAATAACCAGGAGTCTCAGGATGAGATCCCATGATTGCACCTTGACGAGACCGCCAAAGAATCTCCCATGGCGCACTATCAACCCGTAAGGTTGCTTTATCTGGAATCTCTTGGATTCTGCTGGTAGGAACCCTAAACAATAAACGAAACCGCCCTTCTTTACCGCTGCTAATTGCAAGTGTTGGAGGAAAAATTTCATCAATAGAACCGCCGCCCAACGCTTCAATTTCTGGAATAGCATCTTTGCCATCCACATCAACCATAATCAACGCTAGTTCATTGCTGAACTGACCGCAGATCAAACCAACACCTGTTGCCCGGCCAGAATCTAACTCTTTCTTAATTTCTGTAAGAGTTAGGGGACTGTTGGGCCAGTTAGGAAGATATGCTTTTTTATCGCGTAATGCAGTAAGAGGAAAATCAGCAGGAATCAAATCCAGATTAATCTGCCCTGGCAGAAGAGCACTTGATGAGCCGTCAAAATCTGGAGTTGCAGTTGTCACAATCTGTTACTTTGAGTGAGAGGACAGACAGGTCTTGTTCTCAGTTTAGTCTGTAATCACAGACACTGCCCGCCAGCGATCATCTCAATGTACTGGACACACGCTTGCCTGACTCAGGCTTGCTCTCGGTCCCCATCAATGACTTCCATATCCAACTCGGTCTTATTTTGAGACGGTAAAATCTCAGAGTAATACTTGTTAACAGCTTCCAGCCACTTGTTCTTGTACTTTTCAATCGTGGAACCCTGCACTGCAAACACCTGAGGGCGTTCTTTGGTAGCAACAAAGATCATCAAGATCTTGGGAACAATGCCAACAGTATGCTCCAAAGCTAAAGCATAAGCTGCCATTTGCATTTGACACTTCTGATATTTCATGAAGCCAGCACGCTTCATTCCATACTGATCTCGCGGTGTTTCAGGCCCTGGCCACTTGCTGAAGTAAAGACCGTTGCTGGTTTTGAGGTCTCCAAGAACAGTTTGCCCTTGATATTCAGCAACAATATCAGGTGCTCCAGCCCACCCCCAGGTTTCCGTTTCATGTACACCTGGATGCCAAACACGGGAAATTCCATCTCCTCCCATTGTCCAGCTGAAATCTGAAGGGTTGGCCGGATTTTCTGCCCAAATGACGTTATCAAGCTTGTCAAGTTTTTCAGGTAGTCCTTCCCAGAACTGGGCAATTTCTTCATCATCAATTTGAGGGTCTTTGTTGATACCTAAAAGGTACTCTTCCATTAAAGAGTGAACCTTGGTACCACGAGCAGCCGCAGCTTCCCTACCTCCTGGGTTTTTCTTTGCCCAGCGTTCTAATGCCGCTTTGTTTCCACTGGTAGCAGACAGAATTGTCGTTACCGAAGGCAAAGCACCGTAGGGAGTTTTGTAATGGCGACTTCCATTAATTGTTAACCGTGTGTCGCCGTCGCTGCGGTACTCCAAAAACTGAGTGTACGATGCACTCTTAGAGTACGTAGGGTAAATCTTGCTTTCGTATAGCTTTTCAAGCACTTCAGCCGTAACATCCAGAGTAACGGGGGTCATAGATCAACGGCCAATGAATGAGTTTAGCAACTTTTACGTCAAAAGCAAGCCCGTGTAGGGGTACGGACTTACAATAAAAACAAAGTGCGTATGTCGGCAGTGCATCAAACAAATCCAGTGGGTCGCCACTGTCTCGGAGAATTTTACGAAGCCGACGCTGCCATCCTAAACAGTAAAAGCGATATCTGCACCGCACTAGAAGAAGCTGCTATCAAAGCCAACGCCAAACTTCTAAACATTGTCAGTCACTCTTTTGAGCCCCAGGGCATCACTGCCTTTGCCCTACTGGCTGAGTCTCACATCTCAATCCACACCTGGCCTGAGCTAGGCTATGCCACCGTTGATGCCTTTACCTGTGGCACACGAACCAACCCAGAGCAAGCAATCGAAACCTTAAAGGAAGCTGTAGGAGCAAAACGCGTACAGCTGCGTACGTTTGATCGAGATTACGTCAGTCTCCTTCGACTTCACCTTGCTCCACTTCAGGGTGCTCCTGCCTGAAACAATTATCGACGTTGGCAGCAAAAGCCAATGATTGATGACGAGCAACGTGCGTCTGCACTTTGGAATAAACTTCAAAGGAAACCTTGATTGCATCATCAGGATCCAAATGAAGCCTGCTGTTAGCCAGCAACCCAGCAGTTAAAATGCAAACGCCTAGTTCTTGCGGATGATTAAGAAACGCCCGCAAGGACTTACCGTTATCTGTTAAAGAAGAAAACAACCAAACCAGATCATTTAACTGGTTTGGTTGGTTAGGTTCATTGGTAGGCATCAGTCTTCATCCTGATCTTTAATCCAATACAAGGTAACAAAATCTTTCTTGATCAAAGGAATAAGCATCCCTTCATCTTTCAAAGCAGCTAACCGCCTAGCAATTGTACGGTGATTCCGTTCAAATTTTTTAACTAGGGCAGTAATAGGGATAAGGACCAGGTGGCCACCATTAAACGGAGTTGCCTCCTTCATCAAGTATTCGTGGATGCTCCAGGCAAGGTCATCCATCAGCTCTTTGGTGTTTAACGTTGGCCTAACCACTGGTCCTATCTATAGCTAATTACTTAACCGATTGTAGATCACTACTACCTGTTTGTTGTTCATTGAATTTCAGAACACCATTCTGGGCAGTAGTAAGGTCCATAGTCCAACAAGGTTCAAGATCCTCCAGCCGTGGCGCGTAATAAAGGATGTGACCTGTATTCCCGTGGCGCAGAACTTTAATTGTGTAGCCTTCAAAAACGATTGGCTCAAGGATTTCAGATGCCTGACCCTTGTAGGTAATCCGACGGGAGTTCCAATTCCGAGGTTTCATGGAACAAAATATTTACTACCTTAAGAGCTTAACCTTGTTATACCGTAGTGCAACCAGCTACACTAAATAAAAAGAGAACAAAAATTAGTGGCAACCATTATTGATCCTAGTGATGACCTGCGGTACGAAGTTGTTCAAGTCAAGAATTACGATAATGTTCCTGTCAAAGTAACAACTGATCCTGGCGCAGGCATTAAACCAACATCACTGGATGCTTTTGGTAGGCAACGGGTTTCCAATCCGCTTACGTTGTTTGATTCCAGTCATCGGTATCGAGACAACGGACTTTGGGACACACTGACAGCATCTGGCGGTGCAGCAACCTTTAGTGTAAATGAAGGCTTGGTTAACCTGACAACCACTACTACGTCAGGCTCCAAGGTCTATCGAGAAACAACAAAAGTTTTTTCTTACCAGCCAGGCAAGTCACTGCTGATAATGACAACATTTGTTTTTGGTTCTGCAAAAGCCAACCTTAGACAACGTGTTGGGTATTACGGAGACGCTAATGGCATGTACCTGGAGCTTGATGGAACTTTGCTTTCTTTTGTTGAACGCAGTTCAGTTAGTGGCGTTTTAGCAGAAACAAAAGCTGCACAGTCAGCCTGGAACATTGACCCAATGGATGGGTCAGGGCCATCTGGCATCCAACTTGATATTACCAAAGCTCAGATCCTTTGGATGGACATTGAGTGGTTGGGCCTTGGCACTGTACGTTTAGGGTTTGTTATTGATGGTAAGTTTATTCTTTGCCATGAATTTGAACATGCAAACCTAATTACTTCAACATACATTACAACAGCATCTTTGCCATTGCGTTATGAGATTGAGAATACAGGAGCAACTGCTAGCAACAGCACACTAAAACAAATTTGCTCTACTGTTTTATCAGAAGGAGGCTATGAACTGCGTGGCGCTCAACAAGGAGTTGCCACACCAATTACAACACCAAAAAACTTAACTCTTGCAGGTACTTATTACCCAATTGTTTCTCTTAGATTAAAAACATCTCCCAATAGATTAGATGCAATTGCAATTATTACTGCACTATCCATTATGGGGATTACCAATAATGCTAACTACAATTGGCAGCTTGTTGCATCTGGTGCAACCACTGGAGGCACATGGGTAAGTGCTGGTACTGACTCAGCTGTTGAGTACAACATTACAGGAACCAGCTTTACAGGAGGACGCATCTTAGCCCAAGGATTTATCAGTGCATCAAACCAAGCAGTAAGTGCTGTAGACATTCTTAAAGAAGCTTTGTTTAAGTTTCAGTTAGAACGCAACACATTTACTAGCACTCCGTTTGAAACTACGCTTGTAGCAGCATCTAATGCAACTAATACCAACATCTATGCTGCAATGGACTGGGAAGAGATTAGCAGGTAGAATAGTAAAAAAAGAAAAAAAATGCCTTATACTCGTCTTTCTAGGGGTGGAGGACCAGAACTAGAATTTAATGATAATGATTACGAAAATTGGGCAAGAGTGCAGTCGCAGAGAGTGCAGTCGCAGCTAGAATCAGAAAATCAAAGTGAGTTACCACAAAGAACTCCAGCATATAGTATTCCTAATCAGACTTCCCAGGTTTCTCCTGATTACCTAAATAGGATTCTAAATCCGTATGAGCAAAATCCTCCGGTAACTTCTTTCAAAGAAGGACTGCAAAATTACATAAAGAATTTTAAAGACGTAAATACCAACATATTAGCGGATACTATTAATCGAGTAAATCAACTTCCTGATACAGAAAATCCACGAGAAATTACTAGGAATGTCTCCAATGCAATAGGGAGTGCAGCTAGTTTAGCAAAAGAAAATAATTTTGATTCAAGACGAGAATCTTATTGGAGGCATTATTTAGACAGAAACACAACTTTTGCCGATCGCGCAGAAGCAGAAGATTTTAAGGATAGGTTTCAAATTGATCCATCTGTTATTTCTCCTTTAGCTAAACAAAAAGGAAAAGAATTTTTAGATAAGTTTAAATTTCCAGATTTTATTGCTGAGCCTTTAAAGTTACGCAATCCAGTAGTTTCTCCTGAAAGCCGACTTCAACCTGGTCAATTTCTTAATGCAAGAGGCGCAGAATTTTTAAGAGATTTTGAACCTGTTACAGTTGGAGACAAACGAAAAACTGTTACATACGAATCTCCTTTTGGTTCTAGAGTTTCTTCTTCTATCGTTCCAGCCAATCAAGGAAACCCTAGCAGTCACGATATTTACTTTAAAGGACCAGAAGGATATGAATCAAAAAAACCTGGAGCTATTCGTGACCCTTTGCTTTCTCCCGCGTTACATTACACATTAGGGCAAGCTTTAGAAGATGTTCCTGTAGGTTCTGACGTTACAGCAAGTCCAATGGGAGGCAGTAAAGGACCACGAGCAAGAGCCTATCGAATGCTTACAAAAGGCGCACTTACTTCTGATCTACTTGGGATTCTTAGTACACGTGTTGGACCAACTACTTGGGAAAGCAGTGCTGCTGGTACACGTGAATTTGATCCTGGGAGTCTAAAAGATTCTTTAATTAGAACAATTTATAACATGCCAGAAACACAAGATGTTTCTGCTTTAAGAAACAATCCTTTAGGGTTGCTTGAAAGAACAAATCGTGTTGACTTTACAAAACCTGTTCTTACTACTGACTCTCCTATTTATCGAGCAAGACAAGGAATTAAAGCATCAATTCTTCCTGGCGCAGCAGACTTAATTCCTTCTCCAGAAGCAATTGATTCTTTCTATGCAAACAAACCAGTACAAGGTGCTCAACAAATGGCAGGAGATTTTGCAAGAGGACTTCCGACAGCTGCCGCCATTGGAACAGCAACAGCTTTAGCGCCTCAAGCAGCAGCTGCTTTAAATCCGTTAACAACAGGCGTTGCCGGTGGAATGCTTGCAATTCGTGGCGCACAAGCTCTTAACAGAGTTGTGGAACATCAGACTGGAGAAGGACTGCAATCTAAATGGGAACAAGCTTTAGGAGTACGCCGTCGCACTGGAGTAGCAAGCCCTGGTTATCGCCAAAGTTTACAACCAAATTATACGCCACAAACAATTACTCAAATGACACCTACACAACGAACAGAACATTTACGACAGATTAGCCTTAACCCGTTGCAAAAAGGATTAGAACTAGCAAAGCAACGGTTTAATCCATCTCGACTTGAGTTTGGATTCAGCGAAGCAGCTAAAGGAGCTGGAGATTATTTAAGACAACTCCCAGGGCAAATCCCAGGAAGTACCCTTCCTGGAATGCTGTCAACATTTTTCCAACGTCGTTAATTCAAATAAACACTTTGCCAGTTTAGTTCATTTATTTTTAAGATAAATAATAATACCAGCAGTTGCAATAAACGCAAAGGCAATTAAGAGTGTAATCCATGTAGGAGCAAGCACCCAAATCCAAGGCCAATCAATTACATGGCCAAGTTTTAATCCAATAAAAAGAATAGTTAATGCACCGCAAAAACCAATGCCACCATCAGAAGAAGTGTTGTTACTCACGATCAAATACCTCGATTTGTTTTAAAAAGTTTTCAGCATCTTTCTTGGCTTGAAAATAACCTTCGCACCAATCATCTGTAACTCTGTTTTGTTGTTGTTGCCCTAAATAGGAAACATAATTAACAGCAAGCCTACGAATTAGGGACTCTTTAATTGTTTTTAAGTCCATTACTTTTCAGCTCGCTTGAAAGAAAGGAAACCGTCTTCAGTTACTTGCCATTCGATTACATCATCTTCTTTCCATTGAAGGGCTTCCATAAGCTCGTTAGTGATGGGAATATTGTCGTCAACAATTTCAACTTCCCAACAGCGAACCCCTTTCTTTTTAACTTTAGAAGCTGAAGTACACTGTTCAATTTTGCTGTACCCGTAGATTGGATAAACCTTAGCAGGCTCTGGCGCCTGAGGGTCAACATTAAGATTTGCTTCAGACACAAAGAAACCAAAGAGGCTCCACAAAAATAAAGCAGCTGCCGCCAGCGCCCAATGAATCTTCATATTTCTACACAAATCAAGGGCGCCTATCCGAATCGAACGGATCTTCTGAGCTATGGGCTCAACGACTTCCAGTCTAGGCGCCAGAACCCCTTCTGTTTGAGCACTGTTAGGAGGCTTGAAGGGGGCGGGGCTTACGTCAGGTTTGGAAGCTGACTGCCCTGTATGTTCAGGTTCCATCCCTGATGAGCTTGTCAATGAGGCTAACAAGCGCGACCCCTCCGGTACCGGAAGAACGTGAAGGCTGAAACGTGAGGAGCCTCAAGGACTCAACAGAGGTTTCAGCTCTGTCTTTGCAATCTTAGCAGATTACAGGTCCTCTAGCAAAAGGCGTTTGCCACGGAACTTGGAACGTGCCGCTTTGTTTTTTGTATCAATAGCAGTAACCACAGCAATTTGCGGCGTACTACCTGACGTATAAAGAAGATAGTCACCTTTCTTTACAGCATCTGGAGCGCAAACATAGTGCGTTTCTTTGCCTGCGATAGTTGCAGAGAACGTATAAGGAAGAACTTCTTCCAGATCTTTAACATTAAAGACGTGGATTTCTCCAGTGCCTTTTTCCTCAATCAAGTAGTTGTTACTTGAGTTAGTACCGATGTGACTGCCATAACCAATGGTGCCATCTTCTTTTTTGAAAGAGTAAAGCGTTTTTGTTTCAGACATTGTTTCCTCAGGGTTGTCGTAAGGTTTTAATAAGCCGTCGTAAGTTTCAAAACCGCCCTTCCCTGGTGGAAGGTATTTGCAATACCAATGAGTTCCATTGTAAGAATCTTTAGTACGCCAAGTGGTACGTTCAATTTGAGCTGGCTTTCTGCCGCCAATTCTAACAACAATGTCGCCAATACCAAATTGATCAGTGTAAGTCATGTTTCATTGCAATTTGTCAAGGTCATAAATAGTTTAACTAGCCGTCAACCGTTTGCGACGCGCATAAACAAAAGAAACTCCTGGAATCAATTGAGCTGACACTGGTGCCAAACCTGAATCAGCAACCAGCTCTTCCCTTACCCTATCTTTATCGGGAAGTTCTTCATGTTTAATATCTAAAATTGTTTCATCTTTTACACGAGTTACAATTATAGTTTTCCTAAGGCCAAACTCAGCACGTTCTACCTCATCCCAGTTAGCAAAATTATCAACTAGCCGTGGTTTAACCTTTTTAATAGTTGCCTGATATTTAATGCCTGTAGGTTTGTTACTAATTAGATTCTGCTGGTAAGCAAACTTGATGATGTTAATCATATTCTGTTTATTCTTTTTCCAAGATTCAAGGTTTGCCTGTATTTCATTTGCTTCATTCTGCAGTGCCTCAATATAACCATCGCACTTTTTGATCATGCCAATGATTGCATCAAACTTTGACTCCTGCCTGGAAGCAAGATCACTGAGATACTGCTCTAATTCTTTTCGTTCATCCTCTGATACCTCAGGAGTATCTTTAAGGAATTGAATGTTTTGAATTGACTCGGAAAGTTGAAGAAAGGAAGCGTTGTCAGCCATGTCAAAAAATTAAATAAAGGAACAGAAAGAATCAGCGTGAGCGTGTAGCGTTCATAATCCCAGCCACTGCCTGGGAGTAGGGCACGAGCTTGAAGGGCGGAGTCTGAGCCAAGGCAGAGGTCAGCACCTCCCAACAGGCTCCTGTAGGCATCCCAGCAGCGTCATACACCTGCCGTTCTTTCCAGCCTGCAGCGGGCAACCACTGCCCGTTTGCCTTGGCACCGTCATAAGTAACACGGTACTGAATTAAATTGTGTCCATGATCATAATGAAAGACACAAAGCCGAGGGTTATAAGCAAGGCCTTCTTTATCAGACATTTGCTTTAACACATGCAAAGTTCGATAAGCAGAAACCCATTGACGATGTTTACAAATAGGATAGAATTTAATGCCACTAAATTGTTCAAACTCTTTCTTGATATCCTCCTTGTGAATGTGCATTTGAGACCACGATTCACAGCTGCACATGTCCTGTTCTTCGTCAACAAAATATAACTTTTGCACCCCATCTTTGTCTACTGCAAGTCGAGGAGCACGACCAAGCACTGGCTCTAGCGCATCACGACTAAAGCTGTGTCCATAATCAAGAGCACCAACAGGTGTGCCTTTCCATGGCATTGAAGTCAGAGCCTGACCCCATACCTTGTAGCTGAAAAACGAAGGAGTTCTGGTTCTATGGTCCCAGAAGTTCTTGATAACTGCAGAGCGAAGGACATAAAGGTCAACATCACCCAGAGAACAAGAAACAAGATCATCCTGCAGAGTGATTGAATGGATGTCTTTTGCTTGAAGATCTTTGAATTTCTCAGGGTTTGACTGATAGAAAGCTTCAACAATTCTGCGTCGTCCGTAAATTAACTTCTGAGCTTCTGTCAGTTCAGATTCAATGATCAGTTGGCTTTCAGGTACGGTCATTACAGTGAAGTAAAGTGCAAAACAAGCAGTTTAAAGACGTGCTTAGGTCCAACAATCAGTGCCCCTGACCCCGGTAAGCCTTGCGAGGACTAGACCGTTTAGTGCGGCCAGTCCAAACACGGTTACGGGTTCGCAGACCGTTGCCGATCCGCGTCCGCTTGGGATGCCCTGGCGCATGAACGCTGCCGCTGAAGGTCTTTTTTGCCATAGTTAGGGGGAAGGTAGGGACGCCCCTAGCTTACCGCAGCTGCTCGGGACCACTGGCAGCAAGTTACACAAAGCTAAAGTAAACATCATGCAGTGCTTCTATGGCCTTTGATGTAATTGAAGTTCCATTTGGACCTAATGATTTTGAAAGCACCTTAGAGGATGAGTTCTTAATTACTAAGCTGACAAATGAAATTAATGCAGTCACTGACATTGAACAAGCAAAAGCCGGAGCAATTAAATTACTCCAGCTAGCTGTTATGCGGCAGTCAATGATTAGAGGATTAGTTAAGAGGTTAGCTAATCTTGAATCCTCTACAATTCGTACACGTTATGAAGAGTAAACATCACTTGGTTTTTGTCAATAAAAAGTTCTACCTTTGATCTGTAAAAGAATGTGCTTGTAACTACGGCTGTAAATCTTGTCACCAAATGGAATAGTAATGTTGGTCGTTCCATTTGTGTAGATGTAATGTTTGGATCCTGTCCTTGCCAAGGTCCAGCCGTATTTTTTTAAAGCTTTTTTAATTTCTGTACTAGAGTTAGCCATAAAAAAGGCCAGGCATAACACCTGGCCAAACGTTATCAGAAGCTGATTTCTCCAGTTTCTGCGTCCCTGGCACCCATCAGAACACGGGAGCTAGAGCCAGAACTGGGGAGAGGAGGCAGATTGAAATCAAGACCTTCCTTGATTGCGTGAACACCAATCTCTTTGTTTGTCTGTTCAAAGAAAGATTTGGCATACACTTCAGGTGGGCAGGTTTCCCAAACCTGTTCGATGAAATCAATGTCATCGTCAGTAGAAGGGAAGAACTTCTCTACCGTTTTGGCAGTAGGAACAACCCATTGCTTAGGGAAAGCAATCCAACTCTTCTGGGTTTCACCGTAGAGTTGAGATGCAAAAGTAGGAGTAAAGATTGCAGCAGCAGTTTGCTTGGGATCAAATCCAGTGCTGCTCTTAGATCCTGACCATTCAGCAAAAGCACTCTCTAGCTGCTCAATGAAAGTGCCGTAAGCATCTGTAAACAGATTGCTGGCACCACCATGCACAGAAAGAAGCAGTGGTTTCTTATGAACGGGCGTACCTTTCTCAGTAACAAGGTACATGAGAATCAGGCGACGGCGCTTGTAAGGGCTCATCTTGCCAGGATTCTGCTCTTCCCACTGGTCATAAAGGTAGGAGTCACGGGGATAAAGACCCTCAATGCCACCTTTATCAGAGTTTTCAATGAAGGTTACATCTTTGCGGAACCCGCAATGAAGAACTACCATGCGTGGGGTCTTAAAGAAGACACCTTTGTCAGTGTCGCCATTGTTGTACACGTGAGAATACTCTTCGGCGTCAGGGAACATATCAGGAGTTCCCGTCCAACCGATACGTGACAACACTTTATCCTTCAAGAAAAGACCACACTGGGTCTTATCATTCAGGATTTGGCAATTGCAAAAGTCACGCAGGATTCCCTGGTACTTTTCAGTGTTGCGGTAACGATCAAGAACGGACATTACAGTCAAGAAGTTGAGTGGTCCCCAGAACAGGAATCAAACCTGAACAACAACACCTCGCCGTGTTGCTGGCACCAGCCTGAGGAAAAAAAGGTACCGCTCCTGCAAGACAGCACCCATCAACCTCCAGAAGTTTAGACGATCAAGGGCCGTGCTCCTGGCAGCAAAGCCCTAAGAATCTTTAATTTTCAGAAAGGAATGCTGTCCTCGTCCACTTGCGTAACTGGCACACGGGCCGCAATGTTTTGATAAGGTTCAACAGTACGAACTTCTAACTCTTTATTAGAGTTCATTGTTACAACCTTGTCTACATTTTGTTGATCTTTTTGTTCTTTACTCTTATCAAAAATTGAATACATATTTGATCTAACTTGATACTGATAGGAGCCTTTAGTATTTCCTTCTTTATCAGTCCAGGTGTTGTACTTCATGACTGCTTCCAATGCAATCCCTCGGCCAACATAAAGACGGCTACGCAAACGCTTAGCATCATCACCCCAAGCTGTCATTCTAAAACCGATACCTTTCTCACCGTCATGCCCCAGCACTTGTTGAGCTGGTGCTTGACAGATCAAGGTAAAGTTAAACAGATCATCCCTGGTTTGCTCAGGAATTGCACCAACACGACCAGCAAGATTAACTTTATTGATTGTCACGTTACCCGATAACTGCACCGGCTGTGCTGGCATGACATACACCATGTAATCTTGGCGGCTCACATAAATGCGACCGCCAATCAATACATTTGTATTCTCTTTGAAATTATCAAAAGTATCACCTGCCGCTTTGTTTGGAACAACAAAAATAGGAGCAGCTAAACCATTGTTGCTTGTTGATGGAATAGAAACTTGCATGAAACGCAAGCCGTTGTCAGTGAACTTGTCGCCTGTGTAGGTGCCTGTAGCAAGAAGAAGATTCATTTGTGATCAGGAATGTCGATGGTTTCGTAGCTTACCCCGGCTTCAGCAAGGATTTTGCTGGCCAGAATAAAGTTTGTTAACCAGCGGTCAGGAATTTCAGCTCCAGCATAGCTGTACACTGAGTTGATTCCTGCGTTGATCAACACTGCAGCGCATCTGCTACAAGGGTTGAAGGTGACATAAGCAGTACATCCTTCAGTGCTGATGCCGTGAAGAGCTGCAGTAGTTACCGCATTAACTTCAGCATGTACTGTTATCTCATACTTCTCTTCTCGATTCATCAATCGGTCGAGATTGTCACTCAGGTTTTTTGGCAACCCATTGTAACCAGTGCTGATAACTTTCTTGTCTCTAACAAGAACACAGCCAACTTTTGTTGATGGATCTTTGCTCCATGAAGAAACTTCAAGAGCAATCTTCATGAACCTTTGGTCCCACTGGTGAGTCATTTTGCAAACCTGGCTTCAAGACGATCAAGGATGGTGTCTTCAACAGCCACTTGGCGAGTCATCAAGACTGAAATGAGATCACTAAGATTGTCGCTCATCGTTTGAAGCTCGTCCGTTCCCATGTTGAGCAAGGACGCTTTGATCTCAGAGATGCGCTGCGGTTCCATAAAAGCCTGGAGGACCAGAACAGTGTACAGGGTTTTTGTAGGATGGCAATTAAATCAATAAACTTTTTGTCAATACTTAAACTTTTTATTAATGGACATCAAATTTCGACATAACTCCAGTTTTTATTATGTTTAATTTGTGAAATAACGTGATAAGAAACTCCGTACATTTTGGAAATGCTTGCAACTTTTCCATAATAATCTGGAGTATTCTTAAACATGTTTTTAATTTCTTTTACTTCTTCAATAGATAATTGAACGCGGCTAAATAAACCGTTTTTTACTCCGTGTTTTGTATTTTCGGAAGAAGTTACCCACTCCAAATTGTTTAATGTATTGTTAAACTTATTACTGTCAATATGATTAATTTCATGATTAATGCTTGGTTTTATTGGGCCAAAATAATTCATAACTAAAACGTGAACATACTTATTAATGTATTTACCGTTTACCCATAATGAAAATTTTCTGTATTCGCCTTTGTAACCGCCTCTTTGATCTTTTAAAAATTTATTTGTTTTTTTAGACCAAAGTTTTCCGTCAGGATAAATACAATACCCTGGAGCGTCTTCAAGTTCTTTTGCTTCCATTTCTTTAATGTGTTTCCTGCCAATTTTGACCTATCCGATACTCACCTGTAAACAAACATTTCAAATTGAAATACTTTCCCGCTTTTTCAATAGCATTAACTGATGTTTCTGCAACAATATTTACACAATAAGGTTTTGTTAGAATTTGCCATTCGTCATGACAAAAAACACAAAACCCCCAATCTTTATGATGTTTTAAACCTTGCTCTTCTAAATCATCATGCAAAATACAAGTAGCTTTTTTCATTAATAACGCACCAGTAGATTGTAACAATTGATTCAAAGCTGAGTGCTTGGATCTAATTTGCAAACGCCTACCATCAATACCTGTAAGATAACCTTTAGCATCAACTCTCTTATCAATTGTATCTTTCAATGATTTAATAGCAGGAAGATTAGAGTAGAAAGTATCAATAGTTTTCTTTCCTTGTCTGTACTGTTGATCTTCAAATTTTTCTGGACAAATAATTGAACCTGTCTTCTTTGCTCCGCCACCATACAAAATACAATAAATCAAACGCTTTGATAGATCCCTAGTAGCTTTACTTATAGGTTCATTGTTATCATAAATACCAAACATTAACGCATTGTAAGTATGAATATCACTGGCAGGATCACTGACAAGACGGGCGTACTCCCCATCATCCCAGTAAGCAAGCCAAGCAGCCAAAGCACGTAGCTCCAAACCAGAAGCGTCGGCTCCCACCAGGGTCCAACCCTCTGGGGCATAGAACAATGCACGGCATTCAGCACCGTACGCATGACCAACGCTAGGTACCTGGGCCATGTTGGGCCGCTTGTGAGCGCACCTACCACTGATGCAAGCATTGGTCACAACCTCCCCGTGGATGCGACCATCACCGTAAACCTGGCAGTGTTTAAACCATGCTTCTTTACCTTCTGCAATCTGACCTAACCGTTTGTTTAGCAGCTGGTACTCAGCAAGCAACTTAGCTTCTGGATAATTCTTACCTAACGCTTCAAGAACATCATCATCAACTTGAGGATTACCTTTATCTGTTGTTTCAAAAGTAATCTCAGGGTACTTTGCCTTCAAGCGGTCAGCAGTTTGCTGCCTAGAAGCAGGATTAAATTCAATGACGTTGTCTTTGAGGCGCTTACCTGTTTTGGTTGACCAACGTTCTTGAACAATACGAGGGAACACTTGCTGTAATTCTTCAGCAAGCTCACCACGTTTTGCTTTTAATGTATTGACCAAAGCGTAAGCAGCTTTCTCATTAAAGGGAAAACCAAATCCTTCTTGCTTTGCAATTACTTTTGCAAACTCATGCTCTAGCTCAACTGAACGAGGATCAGCATCCTGACTCAACATATACTCATACAACTTTAATGAAACCAAAGTGTCTTGTTCGCAATAAACTTGCATACTTTGAGTCCATTCAGCCCATACATCTTTACCTTTATCTTCTTTCTTTGTTTCTTCTTTGAATGCAATCTTGGCAACACCTAGGCGTTCACCCCAGGCTGCAAGCGAATGTCTGCCAACGTACTTCTTATCAATGTGACTCCACCTGGCATGATCTACATCATCTAGCTCAGGCCAAAACAATCTGCTAGTAATTAAAGTGTCATAAATTTTACAGTCATCACGCAATGTAAGGACTGGATACAACTTTTTAATTACTGGCAGGTCAAACTTAATGACGTTATGGCCAATCAATTCTGTAGCTTCAGAGATGTAATCAAGCCCTCTTTCAATACTGAAATAATCAGGATCATCAGCACAACTAATTACATCTCCTGTGTCTACATTCCTTAGAACAATAGAGTGGATCTTTGTAAGAACAGGAAGCAAACCATTGGTTTCAATGTCAAGAATGAAACGAGTCATCCGTAAAACTTTTTGTAGAGGAGAGCAATATTTTTAACTTCAATATCTAACTCTCTTTTTACTTGAGCTTCAATGCGACCTAAGATGTTTTTTGCTTCTGTGCGGTTGTGAAAGCACATGGCACGGTTCAACACTAAAGTGTTTTCAACATCCTCTAATTGAAACCCATTCTTGTCTGGCGTTAAACACACAACCCGAGAAAGATCTGGGCTGCAAAGAACAAATCCTGTTTGCATTGTTCAATCCCGAATTGAATTGTGATCAGGAATAGAACGCATCAAGAAAATATCCAATGCAATGTGCAACATCAATGGTGCCATACGGAACGCCGTAGGAGGCAAACCACCGAACAGAGCACTCAGTTTATCGCTGAGATCTGTTCGATGCAATTCTTCAAACTCCATTGAAAGCATCTGAGCTATGCTCAAGATGAAATCATCCAGGTCTTCGTCCTGGTGCTTAAGCCGATCAACGATCTCCCACAATTCAGGATCGTTCTGGATCAGTGAAATTAATTCTTCCACACATGACCTACCGAGTACGCAGGCATACTACCAGCCAAACATTTAAAGTTAACGGTCAACTTTGTAAAGTTTTTCTGGAGCCATGCAATGAATACTTGCCAGGGTTTTGGGCATGGAACGTAGGGTTTGCTATTGGTAAATCCAAACGTCAAATTAATGACTGGTATTGGAAACGCAAAAACAAACGCTGGCGCAGTCTCAACAATCAATTGACAGGCCGCAATGGCATCAAAGCAATCAAAGAAGGATTCAATGCAGTATTGCGGATGCGTTGGAACATTGAACCAGGCGATTGCATGATGCTGGATTGCACCTCAAAAGAACCTGACAAGCAATTCAAAGCTTGGTTACGCTGGCATAAACAACATCCAGAATGGCTGGTTGATTTTGTTGATAGGAAGTTCTATTGGTATAGACCTCCCTATTCAACGGATCAAATTTGGGATCAATTCAAAATTGAAAAAGTTATTCCTGAAGATCCTCTAGCAAACACTCTGGACCTGCGTTACTTTGATTCTTTTCGGATTCATCCAAAAGTTCAAGGTACGCAGTTATCCATGGATGAAACAATGAATCTATTAAGCCAGGTTCTATCCATTGACTTAGTTGATCAATGGCATACTGGAGCATTGCTTTCGACTCTGGATCCTGATCTTCTAAACAATCAAGAAGAACAGAACGAAGCCAAGCATTAGGCCGCTCTCTAGGGTCAAGAATCTTGGTCATTCCAAAGCATAAGCAAAGAACCAACGTAAATGCAGATGTTGCAGACAGCAAGATATCTGCCTGATAGGTGAGGGTTTACAAGAAAAACAAAAGTAAGTATCATCCACAAAAGCAGAACAATAGTTGGTGCTGTGTACTTGTTCATGGTTTGTTTTAAAAGGTGGTAGAATAATTGAGGCCCGAAGAAGAGCGATGTCAGGGTCTTTTTACCAGGGAGGTAGGGTTTTTATCGCTTCCCCTACCTGGCAACTGAAGGACTTTGCCGCTGATCACGGTGAAGTCCCACCCTATCTTTTTAAAGAATGACTTACACAGACAACAATTACTGAAGCTGTACACACTCATTAAAAGGTTCCCGACACATCCGAACCAAGATAGCGTCACCGCTAGTTGGCTCTTGATCAGGGCCGTCATAGATCAGCACATCCCAGATGTTTGAATTTTCATTCATCCAGAGACGTGCTTGATCCCTTGCTTTTTCTACAGGGTTCTGCCCTGGCAGAAATGGAACCTGTAAACGTTTAACTTCCATGGGTTCATCTTCATTGTCTTGACTATAAAGAGAAACCCAAAGTTGTTTTGTTTTGTACTTAGGCGGAGGACCAAATCCTTTAGGCATTTGTTTAGTAAATTAAGGAGTAATTAAATCAATCAAGGAAAGCGGCCTCGGCGATAATAGGAAACTGTTTAGCAAAAATTGCCCGGCAACCTTCAGCAATCAGCCGGTGTTCCAGCTGGGTTTCAGGGCCAGTGCGAACCTCGATGTAATGCAACCAGCTGCGCAGGGTGCCGTGCATGTAGATCGTGGTCGGAGTACATAGCGGCAGGATACGGCGTGCCGTCTCCTTAGCTACATCAAGATCCAGCATGTCCTGATACAGCCGGTGAGCATCTATTAATAGGACGCACATTCTGCGGTTCATCTCAGCAATCACCGCATCTGGCAAGTCGTCGATGCTGTTCTGGCGGTTGTTAGTGTCTTGCCGACGCAGTGCAGGGATCTCAGCCAGCATGGTCTTGGCATAGCGGGTGCTGAACTCCTGGAAGCTGAACGATCTGTGCCTGAGAATCTGAGCAGCAATGTCGCGCTCGGTGTCGATCTTGATGCACAGACTCGTCATTTCAAATGGCGACCAGTGCTTGTGGTTGATCAAGTACCGCAGCAGCTTTGGCGCTGTCGCGGTATTGTCGGCGTTGGCTGGGTTGCTCACCCTGGCCATCTTGACGATAAGCTGCTCAGCGTTTGGCGTGCAGTGAACAAAGGTGGTTGTCATTCTTCAACAAGGCGATAGGTAAAACCGTTGTGCTGGATCTCAGGCTTGGGCGGAACAGGCCTGCGCTCCCTCTCGTAGGTGGCGGCAATGTGCATGAAGCCCACGCCACTCAGCATCCCAGACCACAGCCGCATCTCAACGTCTGCTGCATAGTCCGCAGCCTTGTCCATAAGGAATAGCTGGAACGACCCAGTGGAGCCGTTCTCCTTCCACTCCTTCTCCCATTGGACGTACTCCCGCATTCCAGGGCGGTAATCGGGCTCAGGCCGTGGCGCTTTCATTGACCTGCCTTCTGCTGCGGCACCGGCAGCGCCCAATGGGGGAGCCAGTGGGAAATAGCACCTTCCACTAAAGGTTCGGCCAAAAATTGTTCAAAGTCCTCGTCTATCCAGTGGTCAAGTACCCAGCGCGTGCCCCTGGTCCAGTAGACCCAACACCGCCCCTCCGCATCGCAATCCTCCGGCCCCGGCAGGCGCTCACTCACCGGCACCGGCTCGATGGCAAAGCGGCCCCAGCGGGCCAGGACGGCGCGGGCAGTCCTTCTAGCTTCGTCTTGCATTAGCGAGTTGCCATGCTCTACCCAGTCACTGGTGTAATGGTTGTCAGGAACGGCAAAACGCATTGAGGCGTGAATCAGCTTTGCCGCTTCTTCAATCTCTTCGTTTGTCAACCCCTGCGGCTCGGGCTGGGCCAGGGCGGCATCAGCTTTAGCAATAACGGGATCCGCAGTACTGATGTGCTTGGTGCCGTCTTCGCGGTAAATCACGCGAATAGCGTTCTCCAATGCCTCAAGAAGCTCAGCGCACAGCGCTCGAAAGTCAGTCATCGTAACTCCAGTACAGAACGAGCAATGTCAAGAAAAGTTTCTGAACAGATGTGGAAGTGACAGTAGTCTTTTTCAAAAAGGTCAATCAGCTCCTCATCAGTCGGCGCCACTGGAGCCACCGGCTCGGGCTGGGCTAGGGCGAAACGGGCTTTGGCTATCACAGCACTGCCGTCGTATCGTCTCCCTTCAGCAAACTCCATCAATTGCTCGCATAGGGCGCGGTAATCAGTCATTAGTTTGCTCCGATTTGTAAGGTCCAGTAAGTTGGCCGTGCTCGTCAGTGAAGCCAGCTTCAAAAAGAAACTGCCTGGCAGCGTCCTTGTCGCCAGCTAAGGCGCGTTCCATCAATGTTGGAGCGGTAAGCTCGGCGGCGATGGCAAGGAAGTCAGCACGGATTTGCTCGCAGGTGGTTATACAACAGTCGTTGCCGCACGGCCATCCCGGCACCACCTGATCCGCAGCAGCACGAAGGGCGGCGGCGGCAATTTCGTCAGCCGGTGCAGGACAGATTTCTCGCACAGTATCCAGCACCGCCTGCGCTTGTGGTGAAAGGTCAGTCATTGACCGGCTCCATTGCAACACGAATGTCACGACCGATGCCGCAGGTTCCCCAACGCACTAAGTTCATAAGAACGCGGTTACCAGCAAAGTCAAAACCAAAGTCAACGCGATGCTTGACTGAGGGCTCGGAATTGATCCACCACAGCTCACCAATGCGGCCTTGATCGGAGTCAATGTTGATCATTAGGAAGCGCCTCCAGTGCGCTGCGGATAGTTTCAATGTCGGTGGAATCAAGCTCCATGCGTCCATCTAAGTTGGTGCCATTCTCAACGAGGACGCGCATTGCCTGCTCCTTCAAGCTCAGGGGCTTCGGGCAGCGGGCGTCTTGAAGGGCGAGAGCCCATCGTGGATTCTGGTTTTTAATTAACCAGCTCACGCACGCCTCCAACTCCTGGTCGGCGCCCCATTGAGCGGCTTGGGTGGCGATGTGCCCCGCAGTGAGGCCATCTTCCTCGTTGATCCACTGCTGCACCAGCTCAGGCGGTGGGGTGATCGGGTAGGGATTGTTGGTGTCAGTCATAATTGTGTGTCAAGGAAGAATAGATTTAGCAAGGCAAATAAGAGCTGCACAAATTAACCAGTAACCAGCACAAATTAAAAACAAATGATAAAAATCCATCAGTCCCTCATGGCATCAATAGCTACATTAAGTATCTCTAAAATATCTTTTTCATCAAGAAGAGTAATCCATTCTTCTTTTGTATCATGAGCATTGATTGTTGGGATAACCACTTTTTTGATAGCATCAACAACCTTTTGGCTTGTCAATAATCCTTCAGAAAAAAGAAATTCTTCATAGGATTCTTTCTGGTGCAATCCCCATTCAGCTGCTATCTTTGCAAGCATTTTTTCTTGCATAGATGGAGCACGATTTAATGTCATGCCGTAGATTTTAGATAGCCATTCAGCTACCTGTTCTTCGGAAGGAATGAAGCGCGTGTTAATTGAATGTGCCATAAGAAAAAACCAGGGGGATTCCCTGGCATAGATTACTGTCAAGCTGGAACCAAAACTTTATCCGTTACAAAACTTGACACAGGTGCAAGCATTGCGTCGGCCTTACCAATGATCTCTTCGTAAGCAGTAATAATTCTGCTACCAGATTTCAAAAGGTCTGCAACAACATCATCTGATGCAGTGTTGTGATAAACAATATACCGAAAGCTTCTATTACCAAGGTCGAGATTATAGTGAGAGCAAACAAGATATGCAACTGATTCTGCCTCCAGCTCTTTAATAGAACTAGAATCATGCTCAAGATATTCGTCACGATTGTGTAGAATTGCATGAGCAAGTTCGTGTGCCATTACGCTAACTTGTGTTGCAAGATTTAAATCTTGAACTAATTCAATCTTGCTAGCACGTCCTGCATTCTTAAACCAGCAACGTCCCAATGCACCTTGCATAGCTGCAGTATCTACATTAATATCAACATCTACACTTCGTTGCCTTGCAATTTTAACAAAGCAATTTAACAATTGCTCTGGCACATTACCAGTTAATTGTGACATCATTTCATTTGTATTTACCTCAGGAATAGGTTCACCATGCGTTTGATGCTGATCATAAACACGCACACCTTTGAATCTAATTGCAATCTTGAAAGGTGTTCCATCTGGTTTATAGATTACCTTGCCATTGTCATCAAGCTTGTCAACAAGAACAGGAGCAAGAATCCAGATAGGTTTTGTATATTCTCCCTCTTTCAGCTGGCGCTTAAACTTCTCATTCCATTTAGTTTTGCCAGCAACAAACGGACTAAGCTCCCAGCCTCTTTTGAATTGCTCACTCATAATGAGCAGTCGATTGTTAAAGCTGTAGCTATGAATCTGTTTGATAGCTGACAAGAATCCTCCCCAATCTTTTGAATCAAGAACAGATTGAATACCTTGAGTCAAAGCTTCGAGTGCTTTGTCAGGAACCTTAGGAAGCTTGGCTTGCGTGGTAGTCATTAATGAAGTGCAAAGAACAAATAAAACCCCTGGACTTACAACACTGTTGTGTACGCCAGGGTATTAATTAATCGTTTAACTTTTACTCAATAACATTCAAAGGAACATGAGGTCCAATGATTTTAAGAGCAGCATTGTTCCAAGCAATTGCAGCTTTGTCTTCAGTTTTAAAAGCACCTAAATAATACTTACGGCCTTTAAAATCCAAACGAGCTGAGTACAGATTCCTAGGTTTAAGATAACAAACTCCTCTGTACTTGCTTGTTTTGTTTTTCTTTAGTGGCCTCTTAACCAATGATAAGTAATAACTTACTTCATCATCTTTGTTACGATAGTAACTACTGATCTTAGGTTCCGTCATGCAACATGGCCCCAGGTAACACGCCGGATAATCCGACTTATTGTTGACTGACTAACACCGTACTTACGAGAAAGTTCTAAACAACTTGTTCCTTCATGAAACTCCTTACGTATATCTCTTATGTTTTTTTCTAAGAGAACTGAGTTGTGATTCTTAGAACCACAAACATTAAAGTTGTAAGGAATTTCATAACGTTCGTAGGTTGTCCACCTGGCGCCACAGTCCTTGCAGAGCTTACGCCGCCTGACTGCAGTGTCGTCATTCAAAACTCTAACTTCTAGAGTCCGGTTATTCAGTTGTTGACACTCAGGACATTTAACAGCCATAGGATTAACAATACTGATTGAGCCAAGAAGAAACACGACGGGCAGGAACATTAAGTTCTTTTCCGATCTGTCTGTAATTCAAACCTTTCCATCGAAGAGCAATAGCCTCCTTAATTTTCTCTTTAGTATCAGGAGACCTGTTCTTTACACTGATAACTGAATCACCAAACAAAGGGTGAGATTCCTCGATTAGATCAGGGTACACAACTGGTTCGGGCGGATCAGGATGAATAACAGAAATAAGATGCAGGTTCCTGGCAGCAGGGTACTGGCGATACCCTGCTGTAACTGCCGTCACTACATCTTTCGCTTTGATAGGAGCTTCTACTGGCTTGCCATCACCAAGCTGAACACGAAAGAGGTAAGTGTTCATATCAAATACTGATGTGCTTCCAGCTAACGTTGGTTGCTACATTTTTAATGGTGTACATGTGAACACCATAAGCTTTTGCAATATCTTGATACAGAGCACTTTTATTTGGATACTTCTTCACCATGCCTTCATCGGCAAGGATCATGCGAATTTCACGAACAGCAGAATCCGTAAGCTTTGCCATCTTATTTTTCTCTCCGGCACGCTTGTCTCCACCAGCAATAGGAACACCCCTACGGCTGGAGTAATCACGGTGACGCACTGGCGCCGTCACTGTGTTCTGAATGATCGTAGAAAACTTGATCGGCGTGGTGATCTGAATCTGCTCAGTCCCCCTGGTAGCAGTCAGCACAAGGATGTTGTCCTTGATCGTGACCGTCGGGTTGTCATCATTGGACAGCTCAAGGGACTGGACAGAACGGAAGTTGAAGGGGCTCATGAGGAAACGAAGAGGTGTGTGCAGCGTGTGGCCACGCCTGCATGGATAGTGTAGCTGTAAACAGGTAAAATGCAAGAGGGGAGCATGGTCCCCTGGTGTGTGTGTGCAAAGCAACTGAGCCAAGGAGTAGTGCCCTTGGCTTTTTTATTGGTTGATTGTTAGTTGTTATTGTTTATTGATTATGTATTAGTTTATTTAATAGATATAGCCTTTGGTGGTGGTTACCCCCTGGCGGGAGTGATACCACTTACAAATTGAGTCATTTTTTTAACTCAATCTTTATTTAACGTGTCCATCATCAAGAATTTCTTGATGGTTTTGTCATTGGCATTGGCAAGTTGAGCGATTGCCTTCAGTTTTTTCTCTGCATTAAGAGCACGTGTACTCCAATAAGTAAGATGCTGATTGGATTTATTGAGTTCGGTCTCTAATGCAGTTTGAAATAAACGTGAAGGGCTGATGTCCAGATCAGATTCCTGCCAACGAGTAGCAAGTTCATCTGGTACAGACACGCTAACAACAATGGCCATGTACAAAAAAGCTGCAGTACCTAAAAGATACCACAGCGTTACTCTTATTAAGTTTGATCAGTGAGTAACGTACTCTGTACTGGTAATTGTCTGAACAATTGGAACAGCTTCTGCAACCATAAAGGTTGACCCGAGCTTCATGGCATTAGAAAATTCCTCAGCTTCGTCAATGGTTCTGAATGCTGGCGCAAACGTACCAAGATCCTGGTGGTGCATCATGACAACGTAGCCGGTGACTGGAATTTTCATTGTTTGAAAAGTTTTGGGTTTTTTGAAAATTGTATTGTAAGTTACCGTAGCAGGGTATCTAATTGTATTAGTTGCTTCAAAGGAGTTCCTCTGTCTTTAGCGATTGCACGCCTTTCCATTGGAGCAGCACTGTTATAGTTTCTCCATTCTTGTTCAGTTAAATGCTCATGAGTAAGAACTACTGCATCTTTCACCTCAAAACTTTTGCCATTAACGGTAGAAACAACTACACTTGACCTTTCAAAGAGTCCACAAGCTTTTCTAATTTGATCCTTTGAAACAGGATCTGCTGTTTGATCAACAAGATACTCAGCAATCTTTTTAGCAAAAACTTTAATAGGATCATAGGTTTGAGACATTCCACCCTGAACAGGTATCCTGGAGGTGTTTAAAGACTCTTGCCAAAGTGTTTCTATTTGGGAATCAAGCATTACTTTAAAACAAAAGGACCAGACTTGTAGAACATTTGAGGATTACTTAGGATCGTTTGATCAGCATCCTCGTGGTTGGTAACTTTAATAACTTCACTCCTTCCGTTGGCTCCTTTAACAAGAACTGCCCAAGCAAGTTTTGTTGCGTTTTCTGTGGTGTTTTCCATGGTTTATTTACTTCCCGGTATCTTATTATGCGGGGAAGAAACCTTGCTGAGTCCAGGTCTTTGTAGTTCTTAAAACCATTGGCACCACTGAAAAAAGAGGCTCCTTTACCGTAGTGATGGAACCTCTTCTATACCAGTGAAATCATTAAAGCTTTCTTAATTTGCCGTCAATGATACCTCCTAGTTTTTGTAAAGGTTTGTTGCAGAGTTGAAAGCATTTTAGGTATGCGCTCGACGAGCAATGCAACCTGCCATGGCTTCAATCCTTTGAGTGAACGGTTAAAAAAAATGTGGTCCATAGCAAATAGGACCACTAGAACTGATGTGATACTGTTGACTGCGTACACACTACTTTTAAATAGTGCGTACTGCCTCCAGTAATTTCTTGCTGGCACTGATCAGAAGTTGTTGTGTTGATCAAGATCAGGCAGCCAATCGTGCAGCTTAGGGGCAGGCGGGCAGTTAAAAGGTTTCATGAACTGCTCAACGTTAACCGTAGGCTGAACGTAAGATCCTGTCATCTGGTTGATGAGCTTCAGTTGATTGATAGCTGACAGGAACTGAGCCGAGGTGTAGAACATGATAGTTTCATGCAAAGAACAAGCCTTTTTTGATGGGTCATGCTTAGGACCCAGTTCATCTCTTTAGATTTTGTTAATGATCACATAGGTTGATCAAGCTTTTGCTCCCATGCTTCCTGATCCTCCTTAAATTTCTGATCCTGTTCGGCAAGAGCAAGGTTCAGGTTTGAAGTAAAGAAGACAGGATCCACTTGATTCTTTACTGCTGTAATAAATTCAATGGTGGCATCAATGTTTGCCTCTTGATCTGAAGTGATGCAGTCGATGAACAAACTTTGAGCTGAAAGATCCTTCATGATCTCAAGGACAGTGCTCAGCTTTGCAGAGTAAGAAGAACGCAATTTGGTTTCTCGTGATTGTTGTTTGTTTTCCATGGCAGTGAACAGGTTCATTGGAGGGTCTTGTAACTTGTAAGCGTACTTTACGGTGCTACCTAGCTAGCCTCCTTGTTACTTTTCTTAATACGCTGCTCTGTTTTGTCAAGCCAGTAGTTGACATACTTAGTGCCCTGGTTCTCTCCACCAACATTACTGACAAGGAATCGTTTGCCGTTGGGTGTGACAAAGCCAGCAGCAAAACCAACACCTTCACGATCAGCAGCTTCTTTCATTCTGATTACAGCTTGCATTGCATTCAGGACTTCAAGGCTGTAAGCATCGCTCTCATCTAATTCTTTGCTGGCAGATGCAGTATTTTTAATGGTGCTTTTAATTGCTGCCTTGTCTTTGTTGCGATGAAGAAAGAAACGAAGAAGGTTGCGGAACATGATTAGTAGAGTGGTAAGAACACACCTTTCTCAAGGTAATTGCACTTGTAATTTGTATCATTGATGTGACACAAATAAGTTGCAGTATCTGTTAAATAGATAAGATAATCTTGAGATTGAAAACGCACAGTCCCTAGTCCAAGGTGAGACTGCACACATAAAATTGTTAAGCAAATAAAATTTATCATCCTATATCACCGACGTAACAAATACAGTAGTGCAAGAGTTGATAGGAGTGATCTGGAATCCATCCCACAGTTCTACTGTTGAACAGCGTACGCCTGTCAATCCTATTGCAGCTTTAGCTTTCTTTGTGATTTGATTGTTGGTTGCGTTGTCTGGCATCTCAAACTCTGCACGCTTAACCCAGGAGTAGTTAGCTTCTCCTCCAAATGTATCGGTGTATTCAACCTCCCATTTAATAGTGTTAGATATTTCTATCTCTAATTCTGTAGCAATATCAAGGAAGATCTTCGATGCAGTTATCAGTCCATACTGAAGACCTTCTTCAAAGGTATCAGTTACTGTGTCATCTTTAGGAAGTAATTCAGTAGCAGCTTTCAATGCGGCTGCTACCTGCTGGCGCCTGGTGGCTGATCGTGGAGCAGTCCAGAATGCTGCCATGATCTGCTCAGCATGGTCTTTGATGGTGTCAGTCATTTGCTGTTCTCCTTAGTGCAAAGGTTGTCGTAGATAGCTTTGCCATTCTCAGACAAAGACTCATAAGAAAGCAATGGACCTGGAGTGAAGTACGTCGATAGCTTACAGAGCCTGACGTACTCATCACTCCATTGACCGCTATGGTAGTGGCTAAGCCATAGATACCACGCTTTACAAATGTCAAACCGATCAAAGTACATGGTTTAAGTGCGTTGGTAAAGTTCAATCAGTTGGTAGATCGCAATCACGTACAACAATGAAAGGATGTTCTTTCGTTTTGATGTACGCTGTGCCTACGTTGCTATAACAAACAACGTAAACACGATGCCACTTTTTGTTAATACGAATCATCCAATCAGTTGGAATCTTTGATCCGTATCCCATGCCATTCCTGCCAGCATAAGCAGAACCTTTGAATGGTTCTTTCTTTGCTTGGTAGTTGGGATATACATCTGGTAGATACGGAGAAGGCTTGATTTCAGTTTCCATTAGCTTGCAATTGTTTTTTCAAGTTTGTTTTGTAAAGTCTCAACAATGTCAAGACAATTGTTTAAACTTTGCAGAACATTGGGGTGAAAGTTTTCATCGTTGACAATCAATTGCTCTGCTGTGTGAAGCAAGTGCCAAACCTCACAAGTTTTACTGTAAAGTTTGTCTTCAGTAGTAGTTTTCATTGTCAACGATAAAGCAAACGAATAGGATAGCCGCTATCTTTCATTGTTTTGAATGCAATGCGCCATTGGGGATCTCTGCATTCAAATGAATATTCCTTCCATGCGCCATCAATTTTGATGGCAACAACAACTGTGGTAAGCATAATCAATTAAAAACCAAAGTGTAATTTTTTCTGCCTGGCAGACAGATCCTTGCGGGTCCATCTACTTGCAGGGTGCGCTACAACAGCATCAAATGCTTTGCCAATTTCATGCCATGTAGCACCTTTATAAGCTGAAGTGTATGCATTAAGTGCATCAACTGTCAGCTCATCAAGATGATCAATAAGTTTGGCAACAGGATCAATACAGATAGATTTTGATTTCATTCTTTGCAGTCAACAAAAAAGTATGCTCCCTCCCAAACAACAACAGAATCTAATGGCCGCCAATCAGTAATAATGACAGCATAATAATCACCAAAGATTTTGTTGTTGGAATCAAACGGTTGAACTAGATACCAACCATTATCTAGGTCACGTTCAATCCATTTAGAAATTAATACCTCAAGATCAAGAAGTTCATCTTCTTGAATTTCCATTACAGATTCGTAGTCATCTTTATCTGTAACAAGAAGATAGGTTTCGTATGGTCCTTTAGGTGTGTCATCATTCATGGTTAAGTGCAAAACAAAGAATGGTTTGCGTTTATAGGATGCGCAACCCCCTATTGATTTACTTCTTAGTTACTGGTAGCAACCTTTGTCGCTAACTTATCCATCAAATCAGATGGATATTCTTTAGCAACATCTTTCCAATCTTTCATTGACCAGTCACTTCCTTCTTCTCCAATAGATTGATAAAACATCCAATCGAAGAAAGCTAATGCGTTGACAATAGCTTCTTGTTCTTGCGTGGTAACGATGATGTGATGATTAATCATTGAGTTGCTCCAGTGCTTTGCGGATGGTGTCGGTGATCTCAGGCAGATAGTGAGCGTCACGCTCGATGGTGCCCAGCATCTGCAGGGCAATGCTGTTCAGAGTCGGAGGCTTGGGGCGGCGGGCTGTGCGGATGTAGCGAGACAACTCATAGGCGCCATCGCAAACTTCAATTTCAACTAACCTGAGACACGCCTCCAGCTCCTGGTCGGCGCCCCATTGGGCAGCGCGGGTGGCGATGTGTTCGTCGCTAAGTGCAACTCGAACTGGGGTCCCTTCGTGCCAGATTTCGGCTACCCACTGCTGCACCAGATCCGGCGGTGGGGTGACGGGGTGTTGGTTAGTCATTGTTCCATCCTCCCATTACCCAAGCAATCCAATCAAATTCAGTCCAAAGAAAGGCAGACACACCATTAAGTTCGGAGATAACAATCTCATAAAAATTGTTATCTCCCCATTGTTCTATGCTGCATGTTACTTTATTTTGCCAATAAAATCTACCAATATTTCCACTATCGCTGCTGATGTTAATAGGATCTGCAGGAACAAAAGGTTTCATCCAGGTTTCAATGTCAGTCATTGATCAATCCTCCAAATCTGAGACGTCAACAATCATAGGCTTCCACTCGTACGCATTGAGGTTTGCGTAACGATTTACAACTTCCTCTAGATCTTCTTCATTAAGATCTGTCAAACAGATAGGAGGAAGATCCATCGCTGGCACTGTAATTGCGCAATAGCCTGGTGCATACTCAGGAGGATCAAGATGAGATCCTGCAAGCACACAAACAACATCTTCAACTATTGCAGTGACAACAATGTCACCCTCTCTATTTAGTTTGAAAGATTCAATTGAAACAATGTCTTTCATGGTAGTGAAGTGAGTGTGTAAAGTTCTGCGTTTGTAGGATGCGCAGCCCCCTTGTAGTTCAGTTCAGCATTTAAGAATGCATCTCTTGATGCTGTTTCCAAGCTTCATTGTGCATCTCATCCATTGTCATTGGCGGCTCACCGCACAAATCTTCATCTGACGGTTGCCATTGACTGAGTTCAATAGTAATTTCCTTACCAGTGATATAAGCAGAGCGAAGAATCTCTTGAAGATCCTCAAGATCATCTGGCTCGGTGCTATTTATCAGTTGAAAAACTTTTCCTGGAACCATGCGCTTGGCTTCATGGCACCAGATTCTTGGCCACGTAACAGTGATGTCCATTCCGTATCCAAAGGACATGAGAAAAAAAGCAAAGAACGTTCTGCGTTTATAGGATGCGCAGCCCCCTAATCAAACTTAACTTTTACTCAGTAACTTATAAAAAAGAAAGTAAGATGCAATTTTTGATCAGAAATTCATGATCAAAAGTCATTTGACATTCTCCAGTAATTCAGGATAGTGCTCTGTAACCACAGTGATCAATTCTTCATCAGAATAAGATGAAAGATTGTCCACCAGAGTTTCATAAATTATGCGCATCATTGTTTTACTGTCCATATTATCAATAATTTGCTCAACATAATTTTCAATTAACAACTCGCGGTCAAAAAAAGCAGTCATTAATCATCTCCAAAGTTGGTACAAAAAATAAACGTAACTCAAACTGGTTTAAACCAGAGATTTCCTTCAGCGATACGACGCCTGGTTAATCCAAAAGTAACTGAAGTACCTGGGTTGACGTACAACTTGAAAACGTCTGGAACATTCTTCCAAAGGCGGGACGCAATTGTGCGCGAGATTGTTCCAAAGCCGTCTGAGTTGTACCAGTAAGGCCCCACGTTATAAGAAAAACTTATAAGTGCTGACCGTTGATTATTGTTCAGTTCTTTCCAAGCAGGAATTTTTGATTCGAGGATCTTCGCAATGCGATTAACCTCTCCATACAAAAGCTCCGTTGCTTTATCTTTAGTAATTACGTCACCCGGTTTAACCCTGGCGCCGTTTGGATAAAATGTATTGCCATAGCCAATTGTCCAAGGATCACCGCCAGTACCAGGATCAGGATACGCTTTCAGAACACAACCTTCGTACTCCTTAATCAGCTGTACTGCTGGTGCATAGTTGGCTGTGGTGGTGGCAGGAGCAGAAGGTGGCGTACTCCAAGTCTTGTACCACGATTGAGCAGCTGTCAGTACCTCTGGATCAATCAGAGGCTCTAACTGCTCAATCGCTTTGTCCTGGTGCGGCAATCCTTTGTAATGCTTAAAGAAATCAAGTAATTTCATGGTGCCAGAGAAACACTGGCACCATTCTACCTATTTAGAATGTAACCACCAAGTCTTGTGCTTTGCAGGGTTAGTGTCAAATTTGACACTTACTCTCATGCTGGTGATGAATTTTGAGTGAGGGGAGTCACCGTTGTAGTTGCGCCACTTAATGTACTGTTCTTTTGCAGTCCTGATTGCCTGTTCTTTCGAGAAGACACAGAACGTGTTGACCGCGTGCGCGTGCTTACAGATGCCGACGCTTGTTTCACTGGTGCTGACAATGTAGACGTTGACTGTGGTTGGCTCTCTTCTGGCGCACTCGTACTGGTCTTCGAGCTGGCACTCAACTTCGTCGATGCTGAGATCGTTGCAGAATCCTTTGATTTCCATAGTTTTGGTGTGACGGTGCAAAGTGTAATGATGGCTTCAAGCACTACAAGAAATACCAAGATCAGTATTTCTACAGGGTGAAGCTCTTCAAGCTTGGTTGAGGCCATGCTCCTCCAAGCAGTCTTGATAGAACTCTTGCATTTCGCAATACAGTTCTTTGGATCCAGTTGGGAATGACATAAACGTTTTACTGCTCATGTCATTCCATTCAGAGCCATCGAAAACTTGGAAGTGAATCATGGTTGAATCACCACCATTCCAAAGAATGCGATGATTGTCTACAGGTGGCAAATAAATCCAGCTGTCTTGAGCTTGCATGATCTTTCTGGTAAAGAACACAGCTTCCGTAAGAACGAAAGCTGCAGAAAAAGGTTTAAAACTAACAAAAACTTGAAAGTTTTAAACCCCTAAGTGCAGCTATCAGTAATCAGAACACAGGGTCTGCTTCTAGAACTTTATCCTTCTTGCCTTCAATAAAGTTGGCAAGTCTGTTGACAGCAGCAGTACGATCGCTTGCTTCAACAGGTTCAGGTGCTGGCGCAGACTGATTTGCTGCAGCACGCTCAGCTCTTTGAGCAATGCTCAGTTGGCCAAGGCGGATGGTCGTAGTCGAAACAACAACCACTTCCATACGGCCACGGGGCTCACCCTCTGGCGTCTGCCAGGTGGTGTAGCGCAGACGGTACTCAATGGCAACAGTGTCACCTTTGTTGTACCGCTGGAGGATCTTCTGACCGACACCATTGTATGCGGTCAGAGGAATGGGAGACTCGGTTTCCTTGCTATCGACAGGAGCAACGCGGAATTGCGTGACCTGCAGACTGTCATTAGGAACCCTGGTCGTGATGTCGGTCACAATAGTACCGACAATAGTGCCGCTGTTTGCAGCTGACATGGTGCTAAAGCAAAGAACACTGACTTCAAAAGAAGCCAGCAGAAAAGGGCATAAGATTAAGAAACCTTACGCCCCTGAGTGCTGACATCAAGATGTCACTTAATCCTGCACACAATTACCTATCAACAAGATAAGCAACTGCGGATTTATCATCCAAAAACTTGTGCTTGTTCGTTGATGCGACGGCATTCATCTTGGACAACAGGATGCCAAATGCCCCTGATGTCAGCAAAAGGAAGGTAGTTCTCCCTGGCCCAGTTGCGAAACTCGGTTTCTTCCTGGCGGGTAAGATCTTGGAACAGTTGCATGACTGTAAAGCAAGTGAATTGCAGCATCCAAGGCCAGGCTGCTGTTGGCCATAAGGGAATGTAAAGAAATTATGAAGAGAGTTGCTCTTCAACCTGCTTCTCTACGTTCATCTCGTAAGAATCTTTAGCTGCTTCCTGCTCAGCGATGTGTTTGTCAATTGCCATACTGGCAACAACGCTCTCATCTAGAATTTGAGCAAGCATTTCATCAAGCGTCACGTTATTCTCAGCTGCAATGACCATCAGGTAAGCAACAGTTTCTGGCAGCAAATCAAGCGAAGAAGAGACGTTAATTCTGTTCATGGTTGCAAAGGAAGTGAAGGACCGTCAGATTGAACAATAGAAACACAACGTTTGACAGGACCAAACGCTGTAGAGCTTGATACAACTTTGTAAATACCAGTACAGTGTTTAACTGCAGCAGCATTACTCTGTTCTTGCAAGCGAATGCCACCAACATAAACAATGGCAGCTGCGGTGCTCATAGTGAGCAAAGAAAAGTAATACCTTCTTTTGCTCATTGATTTCGTTATCCTCTAGATAACTTGGTAGGGTGCCTATCTCCCTAGGAGGCTAATATCCTTTACTCGGTTACTCATTGCAACAACAAGTAACCAAGGTTTACTGACAGGCTCATCAGTGCCAGGGCGTCAACCTGGCAGACCGGGAACCATGCAAGCACAGCTCCCAGTTTCGCCTACACAGCGTCTTGCTCAAGCTTACGCTTAAGCCAGCGCACAAGGTCTCGATTGACCGAGACCACTCTGGTAGCGTGCTCCATAAATGGAACAAGATCTACCGTGGCGCCGTCCATCCACTGCTCAAACGCAGTGAAGAACTGCAGCCTAAAGGACTCTAACTGCTGATCCACAGGACCAGCAGGCCAGTCTCTTCGTGCCAGGATACGAAGATCCTGGATGACGTTGTACACCGAAACTTCAGTCACGGCTACAAGGCGGTGCGCTTGCCCAAGGCGCGAACAGGGCAATAACTAGGCCAGGGTTTGCACCTGGCCACCCGCTTTAACGGATTAGTTCATAGCTTGCAACACTCCAATACTTCCTCATATCAATAAAAACTTTGTTATCCGCTTCAATTTCAGCAAGTTTATTCTGCAAAGACTCTTTAATTAAAGTAGCTCGTTGCTCGTACGCACTTTCTTCACTTGCGTGAACAGAATGAATCCAAGTCTCATCTGAACCGCATTCACTATAAATACGGCCAAGGACAGCATAAACCAACGTGTTGCTGGTCATAAAACCTCAAGGTGTGTGCGGTGCCCATCTCCGCTGTAGGCAATAGCTGACGGGAGGCATTGCACCTCCCTGGCCGCTTAAACGGACTCAGCAGTTGTAGTTACTGTCTTCTTCATTAGATCAGCGACTCGGGTCTTCAATCTTGAACGTGCTGCAAAGTATGCAACACCTGCAGCAACACCTGCAGCAACAGCAACAACAGCAATCACCTTGTTCCGCGTAGCAATTTCATCGCTAGCAACAATGTTCTTCATTGCTTCCTCAGTGGCATAAAACACCGAGGCGGACTGCGGGTGCAGTTGCTCGCTCACAGACTCAAAGGTGGTCATCAGGGTGCTCCTGGTGTGCGGTGCCTATCTCCGCTGTAGGCAATAGCTGTGGGAGGCATCAAACCTCCCTAGGCCGTCTTTACGGCTCAGCCTCTCTTTCTACAGGTCCGTAGAGTGCAAAATCACACTCTTCGACCGTATAGCCAGAGTTTTGCGCCGATTCTCGGTACAGTATTACGACAACTCCACCGCAAGGCAGAAGCTCGTAATATTCGTCCTGATCGACTGTTACTGTGTCAAGCACAGTGTTCTCCTGCTGGTGAGGTGCCCATCTCCTCTGGAGGCAATAACTGGCCTGGGTTTTGCACCCAGGCACGCCGCTTTGACGGACTCAGTTGTTCAATGTGGCGTTACAAAGCTTGAGATAACCTGTTGCTTCCGTAACAGGCAGTCCTCTTGCAATGCACCTGGCAGCAGTAGCTTCATAGGTGCTACGCATCATGATCGGTGCAGTAGCTACAGCTGTGAAACCTGCAGCAATCATCAAACCAACAGCAAAAGCTTTCATGGTCTTAACTAACGGTGGGGTGCTTATCTTCCCTGGAGCAAAAAACCTTTACTCAGTTACCTGCAATGCAGACAACAAGCTCAGGCTGTTAATCGCAACCTAAAGGCTGCATCTAGGGTTAATTCCCTGGAGGCAACCATCTGGTAATTAACTACCAAGCAAAATTCCTGATTAAATGCAGTAATCTGCATCAAGTGTCAAAAGCATCAAGATACTCTCTCCACAGGCGGTACGCAGCGCACGTTCTGCACGTTGCGCAGTTACTTCCTACCTGGCGTTCCAAACGTGAGAGGGGTTGGTACGACTGGGTTTTAAGGGGGTGATAGTATTATTTAAGGGCATTAATCTCTATTTAGTTAATAATATATAGCGATTCGTTAAATATAAAGGTATATTTAAGCTATAAAGAGAGGCTCGTCAGGGGCAGCATCTCAAGCTACCCGACCAGGGGCTTGCGCCCACTGGTTTCGCCATCATGCAGCTTCTTCTTGCTTCATAAACTTTGAAACAAGGAACTGCTTTACATGCGGGGCCGCTGCTTTCACAGCTTCCCGCGTCACATACGTCAGCACGGCGGCAGTTGCTGCGCGTGCAACAACCATCTTCCAGCTTTCGGTACCTTCTTGCACGGTGTTCTCCGTTGCGCGGTGCCTATCTCCGCTAAAGGCAACACCAAGTGGGGGGATTCGATCCCCCAGCTCACGCCTTTCACTCAGTAACAATCAGTACGCTTCAACCTTTGCTCAATATCCTTCAACGGAACCCAGCCCTTGCGGGCTTCGGTTCCTTCAATAAACGTTATGTAGCGGGCTCGGGATGCACCTGGCTCCCAAGCCACCACCGTAGACCAATCCAACACGTCAGACTGGTCATACTGGCAGCGGGCTTCCCAGCCCATCTCTTTTGCCTTCGCAAGAGCTTTCTTGGCCAGCAAATTGGTCTCAGTCACAATAACCTCTAATCGAAGGGAGCCTATCCCCTACAAGGCCATCACCCTTCACTCATTCACCTCCGCACGGAACAGCTCCCTCCTTTCTTTTTTTCCTCGCACGGCCCGCCGCGCGTATAGTAACTCTGATACCTGTTGGAATTTTTACCCCAAATTGGCCATTTCTATGGCCGATTAGGGGTGATTATTTACCTCCTGGCGCATGTAGAAGCATTAAAATCGTTTATATCAAGAAAAAAACTATAAAGATGCCTGTCTCTCCGCAAGATTTTGACCTGTGGGCAAGGCTTACTGGCAATGAATACCCTCGTAGTGTTCACGAAAGGGCTGCACTTGCACCTGAAGTACATAATTTCACCCGCAATTTAGGTCGTAAAGGGGGCGTTAGGGATATTTCTCGCATTTCTTATGATCAACCTGATGCTGTTGCTCATCCAAATGCTGATTCTTTAATTCAAGCGCCTGTTACACCAGATAATCGCATCCCTAAGGTTGCTGGCACCCATGATCAGTCGTTAACCAGCCAACATTATGAAAGTGAGCAGGCTGACCATGCTGTAGAGCAGGGTAGGTTCCGTCGTGCAGTTGATATTGCAGGAAAAACAGCTCTTGTTGCTGGTGGTATTGCTGGTGGCGTAGCTTTAGCGCGTAATCCAACCGTTCAACGTGCAGCACAGGAAGCTGCTGGCGCTATCAATACTCATATTGGTGATATTAAAACTCGCGTCTCTGATTTCCTTGGCGGGATGATGGGCAATGTGCGTACTCCTGGCACGCAAGTTGTTGAAACATCCGGTGATGTGACTCCACCTACTACTGCACAGCGTTACTCCCAGGATGTTATTCCTTCGCAGACACGATTATTGCAAGCAACAAGCGGTGCGCCTCCGCAAGTTGATTTAAAAGATGCAATGGGTAAGGGGTTTGGTACTGGCTCTCCAACAATTGCTACTAGCCAGAACTTTTCACCTCAACCACGTGGTCCACTTGATGTAGCTTCTACTGCTGCTGGCAGTGCAAATCTTTATCGCCCTGACAAAGAAGCTGAATATGTACCAGATCTTGTCAATCCTCTTCATCCAGCCTTTCGACGTGCTACACCAGATGTTCTTGCAGCACGTTCAAGTGGATTAGGAATTATTGGTGGTGCTCCCGCCAGTAGTTACTCAGAAGGTAGACCTGTTTCAACTGCAACACGAGACTGGATTCAACAGACTGAATCTCCTGCGGCTCTTGGTTACACTCACACCGCAGATCCTTTTACTGGCGAGTACACTGTTCGTAGCAATAAACCGTGGACTGGAGAGGCATCTGTTGCTGATCGTGCGCAAAGTTTCTTAACAGAGCTGCAACAAACAAGAACTACGCAGCTGCCTACAACGCAAAATCTTTTACCTCCTGCTCAATCAATTAGCGATGTAACAGCTGCAGGCCCTGTTGCAATGCCTGGCTTTGAACGCAATGTAAACTTTGACCAGCAAACATCAGATATTGGCGTTCCGCAATCAACTCCAATTTCTAATTACGCACCAGTTAATCGCCCATCTATTCAAGATCGACTGGCGCCATACTACAAAGGAAGTTTGGAATATGGAAAGAGAGAACCAAGTCCAAGCAATAAATACATTTATCAAGATTTGCAAAAAGCACTAAACCTTTCTGCAACTACTGGCGATACTGGAATTGTTGAGGATGTTTTAAAAGGAAGGGCATTAAAAGATCTTTCTACTACTGCCTACGCAGGAACTTCTCCTGCTGGAACGGACGTATTAGAAAATGTTCCTACATCAAAATTTTTACTAGATATTAGTAATCTTCGCAAGCTTCCTTACGAGGTAGGGGTTACGGGTACAGAAGGTTCTATTCCTTTAAGTGCAGAACAAAAAGCAATTGAGCTTGGAGAAATGGGCATTGCTCATCCAGGCTTAAATCGCGCTGGTAGTGAAATCAAGTTTTTACGTGGTCAAGAAATTGAAGCTTTAAACAAAAAATCTGCAGCTGGTAGTGCTCTTCAAGCAGCTATTGAAATAAAGCGCAGCCAATTAAGAGATCCACGCGACATTGCTAACTTTGATGCTGCTCCTCATCTCCATCCAAGCATTGCTCCATACGCACAAGAGTTAAGCAAATGGGAGCTTGAGCATGAAAATGTTCAAAACCAATTAGCAGGAAAAACTGCACGCACTGAAGAAAATCTTGCAAACCTGGGATTAATGCGTGCAGGTAGCGAAGGCACTCGTGGGTTTACCTTCCTTAGTCATCCATCATTTTCAACGGAACAGAATCCTTTAGGAATTTATGGAGCAGAACCTCGCCAAGCTTACAAATCTTTATACACTCCTGAGTTATATCAAACAGCAGCTGAAACCCCAACTAACATTGGGTTTAAAGGATTAGGCCGAGGAGAAATTTCTCCAGAACAGGTCATGGTCACTGCTTCTGGTAAAGGTTATCGTGCCGGTACGGAAGAAGGAGTTAACCCTGCTTCTATTGCTGATCCAACAATTGCAGCTGAACAACCTTGGTTAAAAACACCAGAAGGTTTAACTTATGTTCAACGAGCACTTGTTTCCTCTGCTGAGTTTGCGCCACGCAAAGAACGTAAAGCTGCATTGAGTCTTCTTGAACGTACTCATGAGTTAAACGAACAAGCAAAAGCACTTAAAGCCAAAGGAGATCTTGAAGGTGCTAGTAACTTGCTAATGCAAAGTGTTCGTTTAAAAAACCAAGCAACTGAACGACAAAATAAACCCGGTCGGCGTGGTACTTCAGAGCAAGGTGCAAATATTGCAGTTCAAATGCAACTTGAACGTGATATTCGGGCAGGGTTAGCTGGTGATGTTAATTTACCAAAAACAGAAAAAACAGATTGGTCACAAGTAGCTAGCAGCTCATTGTATCCATCACGAGATCCGCTTGCTGCTATTAGGCCCGCAGGATCAACTGAATCTTTTATCACAGCAGCTGAACAAACTCCTAAACTATCTGCGCGACAGCTACAACAACAAAGTGCAAAACTTGCAAGAAACAAACAAACTGAAAAAATTGCACAAGAAGCTTTACTAGAGCAAGCGCGTCAAAAACAAACTGCACGTCAACAAATGATTGCAGGAGAATCAGGGCGTTATGCAGGAATGTCTACTGGCCCTGAAATGACACGACGTAGTATCTCAGGACATGAAACACCGCATACTCCGATGTCCGAACCGTACAATCCTCACTTAGGTACACGGGTTACTCGGTTTGCAGAGGACGTTCTTGGGCAAACGTTAGGCCCAGGTATTACGCCACCTTCACGTCCATCTGATCTTGAGCGGTACAGGGCACAAGCTGTGTCTACCAGTCGGTCAGCAGGGCAGCTGACTATCCCTGGCACAAGCAAGGCAGCTTCAACGCCAACAGAAGCTGATACTCTAAGGCAACAGCTTAGTGATTACATGGCACGAAGAGCGGGACAATCTTCTGGTCAATTCCGTTATGTTGAACCGCAAGAACAACTTAGTTTGCGATTCAACCGATAACGTTTTTGATGCTAAATTAAAGTCAAGAGAAGAACAATTATGACATTTCTAGAACCCATCATTGCCGCTGCAGTTGGTGCAATTGCGGTGGCAGGCTTTAATAAACTCAGCACCTTAAGGGCGTTGGGTACTGCTCTTAAGTACGGTCCTTTGCTTAAGCGCATCTTTGACATTCTTGATCCTGCACTTATCATGTACATGAACAAGTGGAGTGGTTCAGAAACTGCGCAAGCTATTCGCCTTGCAGTAGAAGCCGTGGGCGACGGCAAACTTACTGGCGGTGAAATTGCTTACGTTGCTGGCAAAGTTGCTGAGCTTTGGTTGCCTGATAAAGCTGCTGCTAAATACGCTGACTTTAAAGCTGCCGCTGAAACTCCAACTGGTTTAACCGTTTCTAAGTTCTTTGAGGAGCACATTAGCGGCGGCCTTCCTAAGAAAGATGCAGTGTCTTTGATCCGTAGCTACCTTCCCAAGTAATCATGGCAGAAGATAAAAAGTGGATTCAAAAAGCAATTGAGCACCCTGGCGCTTTTACAGCTAAAGCTGAGAAAGCAGGAACGTCAGTGCGTGAATATGCTGCACAGGTAACAGCCAATCCAGATCGGTATGATGAAAAAACCGTAAAGCAAGCACGGTTAGCTAAGACATTAAGTAAACTGCGCAAACGCAAAGGGAGTTAATTGCAATGGTAATGCCAGGTGGCAGTCAATTTCAATATGATTCTCCAATTGCAAAAAAGGTACGAGCAGGAGAACCTGCTTCTCGTGGAGATGATTTAAAAGAAAATCCACCAGCATTTAATCCTAAAGATTTCCGAACTGCTTTTATTAAAAATTCAAGGACCAATCCGCTTGACAGGGTAGGGTTTGATGATCCCGAACCTATTATTAGTGAAGCAAAAAAGATTGGTGTTACTCCTAACTTTGGTGATTTTAACAATACGTTAGATCCTAAGAGTTTTGAAAATCAGATTGCCCAGGGATTCTTAGATAAATACATTCAAGGTTCTAATGTTGGTTTAATCCAGCAACCTGTAGATACAAATGCAATTGGAAGAATTATCGGAGAAAGCGCACCGTATCAAAGCGGTTCATTTAATACTGGAGAAACGTCACGAAAAGTTGGTCTTTCTGGACCTAACGCCGTATAGAATTAAACCATGGACATTAGCAACATGCGCAAAGCAGGACAAGCATTAGGCGCATTTTTTAACTCACCTACTGTACAAGGGTTTGGCAAAAGGGTTGCCTTTGATGCTGGCGTAGGTTTAGCTGCAAATGCAGTTACCAGTGCATTAAATCCGCGAATTACTGGTGCAATTAATAATGCAATGCAACCGCCAATCAGTGCCGCTATTCAACCTGAAGCGCACACTTCTTACGTTGGCAATACTTTAGGACTTAGTGCTCAGCAATATCAGCAAGCTGCAATTGAACATCAACGTTACTTACAGAGACTTAGTTTAATCCAAGCTGAAAAACAACCTACGGAAGTGATTCATCAGACCAGGCACGACCCTGCTGATATTGCAATGCAGATGTATGCGCAAGGAATTTCCAAAAGGTATGTGTAATGAATCCACAGACCGTAAATAATTATCTGAACAATGGATTAAAGTTTGCGCAGAACTTTGCTCAAGATGTTTTTAAAAGAGCTGAAGCAAATGTATGGGAAGGCAATTACGGTTACGGTTCAACTTTTAAACACATTGGCAAGTATGCGCAATATGCAGCAAACCAAGCTGGCAAAGTAAAAAAAGCTACTGCAGCAGCTGCTGGGACTATTAACGATCTTTTAACTGATCAAACTCGGCGCGAGTGGTGGCATTACACAAATGTTCCTCGCATGGCAGGAGATATTGGCCGGGCTATGGGAAGAGATTTAGGAATGAGTGGCACTCTTGCTGGAGCTTTGGTTGGAATTGGAGTTCCTCTTGTTAATCAAACAGTAAGCGGAGGAGGCTTTGGATATGTCAAAGAAGGTTTCCGACCTAAAGGTTATAAATCATTGGCGCCAGCATCATTAGAAGAAGATCCAACAGGACGTACTCCTATTTCTGCGCCAGTAGATGCAACTCTTCGCTTCTTAACAGGTCGCCCTGGTGATGTTCTTTCATACCACTTATACAAAGAAGAACGTCCAGATATTCTTCCAAGTCAGTATCAGCGTTATCGTAGTTATCTTCAAAAGAAAAATAAACCAGGGAAGTACGTAACTATTGATCCTGAAACAGGAACGTTTGTTACTGCGCAAGGAATTGTTAGGGGATCAGTTGAAGGTTTAGCAGGTGATCCAGAAATTCGTCTCATGGGACGGCCCGTTACTGTTAGCGCTGTTGCTGGCATTGGTGCAGGATATGCTGCAATGAAAGGATTGCAAGCAGCAACTGAAGTACCTTTTAGTAGGAAAGTAAAACTTAACTCAATGGTAACAAAGTTAGAAAATGAACTAGGCAAGACAGTTAAAACATTAGGTACAGCAGCAAAAACTGCTAGCTACCCAATGCCAAGTCAAGTTGCAACTGCGGGTGGAAAAGTTTCTACTAATCCTGAATATTTTAATCAACTAAAAGAGCTTAGCAAAAATTTAACCGGCGCAGAAACTTACGGTAAAAAAATAGAACATCTCCACAAACGTATTGAAGAAGTTGGTGAGAGAGCTGCTAATGCACCTGGACCTGATTTAAACTTTATCCAACAAGCAGGGCAAGCTTTAGGTCCGTACAAAAATTTAGCCGTTGCTGGCGCTGGCATTGCTACAGCATTAGGTGTTGGTTATGCGACCAAGAAAGCATTGCAGAAAGCATCAGAGCAACGGATTAAAAAAAGTAATCCGGTAGAATACTTAAAACACAAACACGGTAGTTTAGAAGCTGCAAGTGCAGCACTAGGACAACCAAATGCCCGTAGCTGGCAAGAACTTGCTTCTTACGTTTGATTATGGCTTGGAACGCTTCTACAGATTTTAAGTTTGATCCTGGAGCTAGTTCTGGCTGGGGAGGGAGTTTTGATGACGCATACAAGACAGATTGGAATAAAGATTTTACCAAAAATACTGGCTCAGGAAAAAACTTTGGTAAAGACTTTTTAAACCAATTTACACAAAATTTATTTGGCGGTCAAGGTTATTCATCATCTTCTCCTTTTAGAGATGGAGGTGCTTACGGTGCAAACTTTAATCCGTTTACCGCTGATATTGGAATTATTAGTCAAAGTGGTGGGCCAAGTCAATACATTGCTGGGCAACCTGGCTGGGGCGAAAAGATTGCTAACGCAGCTTTAGGAGCAGGTATGCGCACGTTGACTGGCGGGTTGTTTGGATAAACTTACTCAGCTTAAAATACTAAACATAAGGAGTTAGATTATGAGTTTAGGAGTTTTTGGGGCAAGAGTGCTTCCTTATGTTATTCCTACACTGGCTGGTTTAGGAACTGCAAAGGCAACCTATGATCAAACAGGCGGTGACCTTGGCAAAGCATTAATGGCTGGTGGAGCTGCTGGTGCCGTAACTGGATTTGCACCTTCATTGGGCAAAAGAGCTGCTGCCTTTGGTGAAGGAAGACTTTTTGGTCAAATTCCTTTTGGTCCAATAACAAAGAATTTAAGTGCATATCGAGCGCTTGCTCCCGGCATTGCTACTGGTGTTATTGGATTTGGAGGTGCTCCTTTAGCAGCTAATCTTGCTTCTGCGCTGACGCCAGGTAGCCGCAAAGCTGGTGATGCTCTTCGTGGTTCGATGGAACTTTTAGGAGCAGGCCAACAACTTACTACACCTGAAGCAACTGGTGAGGTAAATCTTCCAGGCCCTCCTTCTTTAAGTCAATATGGTCCTGACAGTTACATGGACGTTGCAGCTCTTAATAGTGCTGCTCGTGGTCAGATGCTACGAGGCGAAATGGAAGCTCGTAGTCAGTTAGAGCAGATGAAAACGTTAATGCCGTATCAATATGAAATGATTACTAAAGCACAAAATGCAGACCTTCTTCGTCAAGGTGCTGGCGCTCAATTAAGGACTCGGCTACAACAAGGTGCTCAAGCCATGTCTCAAGCTCAGCTTGGTGCACAAGCTCTTGCTCAGCAAGGTAACCAAGCTATGTTACAAGCTGCAACAATGCGTGGCGGGTATGTTTGATCATGGCAGATTCCAGCACTGACTTTAGCTCAGCTCTTGGTAACGGTATCTGGAAAGCTCTTCCTTTTTTAAAAAATTACGCTAACTATAAAGTTCCGCAATTTGATTCCAAAGGAATTGAAGCGCCCAAGTTTGATCCTTTTAACTTGGATACTTCAGGAAAAACTAAACTAGAAGGTCCGCCAGATTTATCTCGTTATGGTCTTTGGACTCCTGAAGATGCTTTAAGGTATCAACAAGCATACGGAGATATGGCAACGCAACAAGCTGCTACAGCTTGGCGGGACATCTATCAACCTGGTATTAACCAGGCCAAGCTGTATGATCTGCAACTTCAAAAAGCTGGATTAGATTATCGAGAAAATTCTCCAACAGCTCAAGTTCAACGTGGATTCATTGCTTCAAGCAACTTAGCCAATACAGCAGGAGCTGATGCTGCGTTATCCAATGCACTTGCTAATCAGCTGATTGCCGCAAAACAACCTGGGCGGATGGGTTATGCTGGTCAAACTTTCACGGCTTAATCTTTTAACCTTGCTATACTGATACTAACGAGTTAACGTAATGGGCAGTTCTTCTCCTGTTGTTTACAATCCACCGCCGCCGCCGCCTCCGTCTACTCAAGCGGTGTCTACCCAGTCTTTGCAAAATCAAACTGCATTGATGGAAACCAGTGGGCAGCAACAGCAGATGAACATGCGACTTGGCGCTGAGCTTGATCGTGCAAACAGTGAGTTCTTTACTGGCCAGAATGTCCGCCAGACGCAAGCAACTGGTGCAGAAACACGTAGCACCTTGCAAACACAAGGCGAGCAAGAACGCTTAGGCACCGTTACAGCTGGAGAACAACAGCGTCTTGGTACCGTTACGGCTGGTGAGCAGCAACGGCTAGGAACTGTTACAGCAGGCGAACAAGAGCGTCTTAGTACACTTGTATCTGGATTACAGCAACGCTTGGGCACAATTACTGCTGGTGAACAACAGCGTTTAGGAACAGTCACAGCAGGACAACAAGAACGCTTGGGAATTGGTGAGAGCGGTTTACAACAGCGATTAGGAACTGTTACCGCAGGTGAGCAGCAACGGCTGGGTACAGTGACTGCTGGTGAACAGCAGCGGTTAGGCACAGTAACCGCAGGTGAGCAAGAGCGTTTAGCAATTGGTGCAACTGGTGCGCAACAACGGTTAGGCACGATTACAGCCGGTGAGCAGCAACGTTTAGGAACTGTTACTGCTGGTGAACAAGAACGTTTAGGAATTAGTGAAAGCGGTTTGCAACAACGTTTAGGGACTCTTGTTGCTGGCGTAGAACAGCGGCTAGGAATCCGTGAAACCGGCGAACAACAGCGATTAGGGACTGTTACTGCTGGTGAACAACAGCGGTTAGGAACGGCTGCCGCAGGGCAAGAAGAACGTCTGGGAATCCGTGAAACAGGTGAGCAGCAACGTTTAGGTACTGTTACTGCCGGAGAACAACAACGGTTGGGAACAGTCACAGCAGGGGAACAAGAACGCTTGGGGACTGCTGCTTCAGGTGAACAGCAACGTTTAGGAATCCGTGAAACTGGTCAACAGCAACGCTTAGGCACTGTTACAGCAGGAGAGCAAGAACGGTTAGGAATCAGCGAAAGTGGCAGGCAAACCAGGCTTGCACAACAACAAGCACAAGATTATGATAAGTACAAGTCGCAACGTGATTACGAGTGGTCGCAAAAAGCGTACAGAGCGTAACGTCTTGGTTAGAACGGTTAACTGAAAACGAGAAAGAATCTTATCTTGCTTTCTGCAAGAAAGTTTCTTCTCCAATTCAAATGTACCTTTATGCCCGTTTCATGGGGTTTAAAGGCTCAATTGTTGAATGTGATCAGTGGGCTCAACAGCAATACAAAAAACCAAACTTTAACTTGGTTTTAGAAACTGAGATTGCTTCCATGCAGGTTGACATTGCCAAGCTGCGCGAAGGCATTGACATGGGAATGGTAAAGCAAGATATGGGAACTGCTCGTATTGCAATGCTGCAGAAAGAATTGCGTGGTGCAATCAAACAGCTAAATGACGAAAAACATTTGACAGATAAACAAGGTTTAATTCTTGCTGGCGCCGATCGCTCCTTAAGAGAATTGCTTCTTATCTTTAGAGATGATCCCATTGAGGAATCTTTGCAGGTTGCTTCTATGGGCGTGTGGACAAAAATCCTGGCAGAAGAATCCTAAGGTTTAGTAGCGTAACCTAAAGGGATGTCAGGAACCAGCATCTATTCCGTTTATCGGAGAACAGCACGCGCTGCTGCAAAACAACACGTTGTAAAAAAAACATCAGACATTGACGTTGAAAGAGCACGTACTGATTTTGCATATTTTTGTGATGTAGTAGGAGATAAAAAACCTGCAAAACATCACATGCAATGGCACCAGTATCTTTGCACTGGCGAAGACTCTGAATGTTTGAAGAGCATTAGCGGTCCTAACGTTGACATTCTGGCGCCACGCGGATCAGCTAAAAGCACAGTTCTTGGTTTGTTTACTGCTTGGGCTATTGGCGTCCACGCACTACACAAGAAACCCTTAAAGATTCTTTACATTTCCTACACAGTTGATGTTGCGCGTCCTAAAAGCGCAGCTATCAAGCGAACCATTGAAGAAAGCAAACTCTATCGAGAGATCTTTCCAATGGTTAAGATTGCCAAAGGCATTAACTCTAACGAGTATTGGAGCATTGACTGGAAGTTTGCTGGCATCAAATCTACTGGTGAAGAAGAATTTACCGTTTGTTGCGCAGGTCTTAAAGGTGCTGTGACCTCAAAACGTAGTCATCTTCTTATCCTTGATGACGTTGTAAAAAGTGCTGACGATATTAAAAACAAAGATATTCGATTGATGATGGAAGATAACTGGAACTCCGTTATTGTTCCAACCATGTTTGAAGGTGGTAGGGCCATCTGCCTTGGCACCAGATTCCGTCATGACGACATTCACAACACAACGTTTACTCCAGCAAATAACTGGGTTCAGCTTGTCCAGTCTGCAGTTACTGTTGACAAAGAAGGTGATGAAGTTTCTTATTGGCCAGAAATGTGGTCACTGGAATACCTACAAGATCGCCGTCGGCAAGCACCAATTAGCTTTAGCTTTCAGTACCAAAATCAAATTGTTCAAACCAGTGAGCTTTCACTGTCTCCTGACTTGATTGTTAAAGGTCAAATTCCTACAGAGTTTGATCGTATTGGAATTGGCGTTGACCTTTCTGCTGGCGTCAGAGAAAGAAATGACTACAGTGTTTTTGTTTTAGGCGGACGCGTTGGAGACAAGGTTTACATTATTGATTGCAAACGCATCCGTATCATGGGCAACCTGGAAAAATTAGAGGCCCTAATGGAAATGCTTTACGAGTGGGGGATAGTCCATAAAGATGGAGACAATTACCATCCAACTGGCACCAGTGTTGATGTTTGGTCAGAAGCTGTAGCGTATCAAGCATCGTTAGAAGCTGACTTCAAACGAATCTGTTTGGGTGACCATGGACTTTACAATATGATCTGGCACCCAATCAAAGGATTCCGTGGCGATAAAGTTGCACGGTTTAGGGGCATTATGGGATTGTTTGAACAACGCAAAATTAAATTCAACAAATACCGTAAGTTCCAAGCATTGACAGATGAAATCGTAAACTTTGGCGTCAGCTCTCACGACGATACGGTCGATGCCTTAGTATGGTTGTGCAATGGCCTAATGGCTAAAGGCAAACTAGAGTTAGAGTATTAATGGAAAGATTGAATCCCAAAACAAACCAACCTTGGAAATACGGTGAGATTGGACCAGATGGTCGAATTTTTTTAGCGTATCGGCGAAAATCTAGAATCAATAAAGACGGAACTTTTCAAATAAATTGGCTTACACCTGAGGCGTGGGCAAAAAGAAATTTAAGTTGCAAAAACGCAGCAAAACGGTCACAACAAAGAAACGTCAAAATTATTCAAGAAGAAAAATTAAAACGTGGTTGCGAATGCTGTGGATATAATGCACATGCTTGCGCTTTAGATTTTGATCATTTGGATCCAGCCACAAAAAAACGAGACATTGCAAAAATGCACACTACAAATGTTTCAACGTTGCTTTTGGAAATAAAAAAATGCCAGGTGCTGTGTGCTAATTGTCACCGCATTAAAACTCACGACCTTGAATTTTTTAATAAATTGCTGCAGCAAAATAAATTCTCGTTTGGTTATGCAACGGATTGATGGCCAAAGGAAAACTAGAGTTAGAGTATTGACGATTTAGATCATACAATCTTGTTATGCAGTATTTTGAAATTGAATTAGAGCAGGATAGTTACGGCTCTGCTATCTTCTCTCTTCCTGATGAACTGTGTCATGACATGGGGCTGGTTCCTGGTGAACGGTTTGACATTGAAGTGGAAGATGATTCGATTATTTTCAAACGGCTGACACCTGGCTATGAGGTTGAGTAAGATAAAGACACGGCAAATTAAGAAGTAATGAGCGAAACCAACACATTGTTAGAGGGGATGTTGCGTGCTGCGGTAAACCGCGAGTCAACAGGCGCAGCAGATACCATGCTCATTAACGCCCACCTTTCCCAAATGAAAATGTTTGGGATCAGGCAGGGCGTTGAATTTTATCCTGATCAAGATAACTTTGGCACCCAGCGGTTTGACTTTATCCAGCAAGTCATTAAGTTTAACAAATTAGACGCTCGATTAGATGCCATTTGGGATAGGTTTCTGGCGTACGGCAAAGGCTTGTTTTATATTCGTCCAACAAAGAAAACCTATAGATTGTATTGGTTTGACAAAGATGCGTACCGTACATACTACACTCCCGAAGGTGATTTAGAAGAAGTAATTATTATTTATCCCTATAAAGTTAAGTCCTCCCGTGGTTTTGGTGGAGTCGGACTTACTACGGATAAACGGTACATGCGGTTACGGATTACCGCTACTGAGATTGAGGAATCGCACAGTGAACAGGAAATCACCTTTGATATGCCTGAAAACTTTGCATCTTTAAATTCAAAAACTGTAATCAATACTCTGGAATTTATTCCTTGTATTGAAGTTTTTAATAACCCTGATGCGTTTGGTACTGAAGGCAGTGGTGAATTTGAATGGCTGGCTAATCAGGTTATTGCCCATGATGAGATGGTTAAAAACATCAGGGCAAACCTTTCGTTCTTTGGTAATCCAACTTTGCTTTCTTCTCGTCCTAAACAGGACATCATTGAGAAGCAAGATGGTGAAGTTGCCCAACGTCCTAGCATCTCCAGCCAATCCGGTTTCCAATCTGAGTTCAGCCTTTCATCTTCTACTTACAAGCAAGATAATGTAAGCCGCAATCCGCCTGGGTACATTGGGCGCCCTGGTTCAGGCATGAGAGTGCCAAGGGTTATTGCCAACCTGGAGCCAACAGATCGCGTTGGTTTTATTACACCAATGGCAGTTAGTTCTGAACAAGCTCGTTATGTTGATCAGCTTCGTTCAGAAATTCGGCTTGCTCTTGGCGGTATTGATGACCTCAGCATTACCAACGTTACCGCTACTGAAATTAAATCTGCTTACGGTCGTGTTAGTGCTACTGCCAAGAAAAAATGTTTGCAACTTTACACCTATGGTTTGTGCAAATGTTTTGAGTTAATGATCTTTCAGGAAGAACAAATCTTCCGCAAGAGCCTGGCGCAAGCTTCTGGTTTGGTTTATCCCATTCCACCAGAAAATTCTAATGATCCAGTCGAACAAACCAAATATGAGAAAGCAAAAATCAAATATGAGAAGGGCTTACAGAAGGCCATTGATAACGCAATTGAAACAAAAGAAATCCCCAACGGTGTGCTTGGATTAGCGCCAGATGGCGACAGAACCGTGTGCTGGCGCTGGATGGGACCAGTTTATGAAGACACTGCACAGGACAAACTTAACCAGTCAATCTTTACACGAAACCTACAAGAATTAGGTGTTGATAGCATTGAAGCACTGAAGTACCTTTTCCCTTCAAAAACTGATGATGAGATTGCAGGAATGCTTTCTGGTTATCCGTTTAGAATGGTAGGAGAGGTACAAAGGGCGTATTCATCGTTTATTGATTTAGTCAATTTACAGATGAGGACTCCACATCCGCAGCAACCTAATCTTCCAATGGCTGCGGATCCTAGATTAAATCTCACCCCGTTCCTTTACAGAACTTTAGAAAGTCTTCAAAAAGAGGTAACCTATGCAGGCAGATACCGCAGCGCCGATCCAATCGGCACCCCAGTCTTACCAGACCCAGCCGACCAGTTACGCGGCGCCGGTAGCTCAGCAGACGGCAGCTCAAGCTCCTTCAGTGGCTACAACGCCGCAATGGGTGGCGCCTTACCAGGCAGCGGTGGCCCCAGCCCCGCAAATGCAGGCCCAGATGGGGGTCCAGCAACCCCAATACAGCCCTACTCAGTCGTATCCCCAGGCTTACCAACCAGCAGCCCCGCAGCCATCGGAGAATCCTTACAAGGAGGCATTCAACCGGGTGGTGGGACTCCTGAGTTCGCCGGTCCAATTCCCGTTCCAGGGTCAACAATCACAAGCGATCGAACAAATCGCCCCGGCCAATTACAATTCCCAGGCGTATTCCCCGTACAGCAACAACAGCGTGTATCCGGGTCAGCAGACCTTTACGCCTGGAATCAGCAGCAACCAGGGTTACTCCAACAGCTATTCCCCAACTTCACTGGCAATCAGCCAGGAACAGCTCCTGGCAAACGGGGTAAGCCCAGCAAGCCTTGAAGTTATTGATTATTTTGGCCCTGATGCTCCTCAGGCCCTCAATAACTATGCTTGCGAACTTGAGAATCATCTGATTGTTACCAACGATCAATTGATTGAGGCCGTTAGCTTACTCCAAGAGCTTGGTAATGAGCATCGCGCTTACGAAGCTATCCTGACGGATCCAGACATTCTTGCTGATTACACCTGTCAGTTCTTCGGTGAGAATGGTCCTTATCCGATTCCCGATGAAGTTGGTTACGCTCCTCAAGGCGTGAGCACTGGTTACCGTTCAATTGCTCGTCCAGAGCAACAACAGTTTGAGCGTCCTCAAATGCCGGTGCCTCCCCAACCTCAAGCCCAGGGTAATCCTGCTGCTTTCTGGGATAGCTTTGGCGCTCTGGCTGAGCGTGATCCTGCTAATGCCTGGCGCTATCTTAACCAAGCTTCTAGCAACCCTGATGTGTTCCGCCAGAAACTTCTGGTTATGGAATGATATCAAGAATCTAAGTAAACTACGTTTATTAAGAATCCGAGTAGGGCAGTTTATTCTGCCCTTTTTTATTACAGGTTTAGCTGAAATACAATAACTATATTGAGCATTTAAGATGAACATTCCAGATCCATGGATGGGAGCTTCTGGTCCAGGGGCTGCTGGTCAGACAGTTGATGTCACTGCAGAAGTTATTGGTAAACGACGGTCAGCGCGTGATGCAGCAAAGAATTTTTTAAAAAATAAATCTCGTAGCATGAAGCAAAGTGCTGCAGGGCAAAAAGTTGCAGAGGTCGCGCAAAATATCGGTCAAAGTCAGTTTGGTCAAAACATTGCAGGAGCTGCGCAAAATATTGGCCAAAGTCAGTTTGGTCAAAATGTTGCTCAAGCAGTTTCTGGATTCCCTGGTGGTGGGCTTGGACTTGCAGGAAGCTTAGCACTTGCAGGTGGAGGTGCTGCGTTAGGTTATGCAGCAATTCAACAAAGAAAAAAACAAGCACAAGAACAACAAGCTGCCATGATGCAGTCCCCAGCTTTTGCTGCTGCTAGTAACATTGCAGCGCAAATGATTCGTTACTGATTATTATTAAAACAATGACTCAAGCTTCTAAACAACCAATCAGGGACCGCATTAGTTCTTTCATTCAAGGGCCAACGTCCTCTGGGATCTTAGGTGCTCTTGGCCATTCATTGTCTTCTGGTGCTGCTCAAACTGTTGCTGCCGCTAACCTTCCGCATAATCCAGCTATGCAACGGATGTCTGGGCCAGCATTAGGCGGCATTAATACTGTATCTGCATCTACAGCAATGCCTGGCCCTGCTGGTGCTGTTCCTGTGATGGGACAAGGTTCTCCATTAGCAGATGATTTACAAGCTGGTTATTTGCATTTAAATCAGCCAGGTTCTCCTTTGGGACCAATGGGAATGCTTGCAGCTAACTCAACACGCCGTGCTCAAATTGTTCAAGATGCAATTATGGCAAACGAACAACAGATGATGTCTGGCATGATGATTCCTCGTGGCAACCTGCCAATGACGCAAGCTGATCAAATGGCACAACAAGCTGCAATGTACAGGAGGGGTTGATGGACACCAATAAAGCAAAAGCTGCAAAGAAAAAAGCTAAACGAGTTACTGAAGCAAAGCAACAATCTGCAATGGCTCAGGCATTAATGCAAGGGCAAATGGGAATGGGTGCTGCAGGTTTAATGCCTGAAGTTGCTGGCATTGGTTTAGGTGAGCGATCTGATTTACAACCTGCTGATGGCATGTACAATCCATACCATCGCATGGGACCAGTAAATCCCAACTACTACAATCCTGGAAATGTAATTGGTGGGTTCTGATACCACTGTTATTAATTCAGGTAAGTAAGTGCTTGCTATAATTTTATTTAATGGGACTGAAGTTCCAGGTTTTTGATCACAGTTAGTTGTGGTCAATCCAGGAGCTTCTTCCTGGTATCAGCTAACCCTTACGCTGAATAACCAACATGTTCATTGATAATGATTTCCCGAAGCTGTTGGGTGCGGAACTGTACCGCCCCCATCCAGCTTATATCGTGGAAATGGCCGCTGAGCCAGTGGTCGTTCACGACTTCACCAAACAACCCGGTCAGACCGTTCAGTTAGACCGCTATCGTTTCTGGGGTAACCCTGGCACGAAGGCGAGCCGTGAGCGGACGCAAGATCAAACAATCGGTACTGCTAACAGCCGTTCGATTGTTAAAGATAAAGTGCTTGTGTCTCTGCGTGAGTACACCGGCCCTGCTGACCCGAACAACTCCAACGCTCCCAGCACCTTCAAAATTGCTCGGGAAACGCTGATGACTGCTCAGCGTCTGCTGCTGGACACGGGGAACCTCAACATGTTCCACCAGTCCATCGGTTCGCTGACTCTGCTTGATGACTACCGCCGCTGGCGTGACCGTGTGCTGCTCGATGAGCTGTACAAGTCCTTCTCCCGTGGTCAAGCCTCCGACACCCAAGGTGGTTACTACTACCCGAACAACCACACCAATACCAGTGGTACGGTTAGCACCTATACCGCTACTGAGTATGCCTCTGAGCGTTATAAGTTTAACGTGAAGAGTGACCTTCTGGAAGTGGTCAAAGGTCTGCGTAAGCGTAACGTTCCCGTCTTCCAAGATGGTTACTACCGCTGTATTGCTGATCCCTCCTTTATGAAGGATCTGCGTGCTGACCAAGGCTTCCGTGAAGTTGCCCGTTATCCTGGCATGGGCGCTGGCAATCCAATGATGGGCGCCATGGGTCCGAACCAAGCCATCTATGGTGGTGGTCAGTACGGCCAAGCTCAATTTGTGGGCGGCGAGCCCATCATGCCTTCCGGCTTTGTGTTTGAAGGTGTGCGTTTCTTCGAGTCAACCAACTTTACCAATCTCACCGCTACTGTTGACATTGGTGATGGTGGCGGTTCTATCAGCCATACAACTCCTCCTGGTCTGTTCTTCGGTCCTCAGGCTGTTGGTATTGGTATCGGTGGTCCTAACGCTCAAGTTCTCATTAACAACAACGACGACTTCAGCCGCTTTATCATTCTGATCTGGCAGCTGTACGCTGGTTTTGCGAACCTGAACAAGGACTTCTGCACCGTTGCATTCACCATTGTTTGATAGGAGGTAACTAAATCATGGCTACTTACAAAACTGGTGGTGGTGCCGTTCTTTATCCCGGCGACCAAATCAATCGTCTTTCCGGTTACAACCAAGAAGGTGTTTTTGGTTGGCCTGGCGTTGAAGCTTACGAAGTTGTTGGTTATGTGCCCATCACTACCTCAACTTTGATTAAGACTTTCACCAACATCACGGTTCCCTCCCCTGACCGTCGCGTTGATGATCGTGTTCGTGACAACCTGACTTCTATGGTTGTTCCGGCTTCAAGCGCCCAACCTTCGTTCATTTACGGTGCTTCTATTGCCATTGCCCAGGACATCCCTTCTGGCGTTGGTTATGGCACTGGTGCTCTGCCTGGTTTCCCAGGCGTGCCTGTGACTGCTGATCTTGTTGGTACTACCAGCGATCTGCTTCTGTTTGGTCCTGACAACGGCGGTGTCCCCGCTGGCGTTACTACCGCTAACAAAGCTCTTGGTATTGGCAACGCTGTTGCTTACCTGACGGCTGCTAGCAATGCCTTTGCTCAAGGTACTTCTGCTCTGTCCAACGGTAACGCTACTGCTGGCTCTCTGCCTTTTGCTAACTCTGTTACTTCTGCTGGTATCGTTGCTGCTGACTTCTACAGCTCGATGTTCTACAAAGTGACCAGTGCTACAACCTTTGGTGTGTACAGCGTGCTTACCGCTGCTGCTACAACTGCTAACGGTTCTGGTGTGGACATCAGTGCTACTGACGTTGCCAACGGTAAGACCGGTTACATTGTTTGCCGTATTAACTATCTCCGTGCTGCTAGCGCTGCTGGCTGGCGTGAGATCCAAGGCTTCATCGACTTCCCGTCCCAGATTGGTGGTGGCGATGGCCCTGGCGTTAACGGCTGATGTAAGTTGAGTCAGTTAATGTATTGATAGTGCAATTAACCTTTAAATGCTCTATCAATACAAACTGACTGGCGGATTAGTCGAAGTCCTTGCTGATTACGGCGAAGGAATTGTAATGTGTGTGGATGCGCAGGATGAGGTTCATTATCTTGAAAAAGATAACCTCGTCCCGCATCTTTCCGCAACCAATGAAAAAGAACGGACAAAGGAGCGCTTGCGTGAAGTCTTGAAGCAAGATGGCGTTACTCCTCCAGAACCGTCAAATAAAGAAACGTTCCCTGTTGATGTTCGATTGAATATCAATACGGCAAGTGCCAGGCAGATTGCTGACGCATTACCTGGAGTAGGATTAAAGACAGCTAGAGACATTAAAGATCTGCAAACTTCGATGCCTGGCGAGAAGTTTCTGCGGTTGGATCAGCTCAAGTCAATTAAACGTGTTGACTGGGATGAAATTATTGCAGAAAATCTCGTAAGAGTCGAATAAGTGCAATAAATTTATGCAATGAAACTAGATACATTCAATCAATCTAAAGTTCGTTGGCACCTTGGTTATAACTTAACCTCGGTGCCAGCTGGTGACCAAGCACGTTTAGAAGAAGCAATTAACAATATTCAAGACTCTTTTTGGTACAGCAAAATCATTGAACAGATTGGTCGGTGTGATGAAGCTGAAAAGCGCACTGACATGACGGGCAGTGTTAATAATTCAGAAGTTCCAAAAGGACGTTTAGAGAATATTGCTGGTGACGTTGTTCGTACAGTTAGCACCACTGACTTTAAAGATACGTTAAAAACTTGGACACAGATTTATCTGTACGAAACCGATCGACTTGCATTGCACTTATACGTTCCTAACTATAGGAATCCAGAGCAAGCACGTTATAGATTCAACCGAGAAGGTTCAGAATTTATTCAAGCTTTACCTGGCCCTGCTGATGTTTCTATTGGCACCAGGATTAAGTTTATGGAAGATTTTAGGTGAGGTAAAAATAATGTCAAGGCAAACAGATTGGCCAAGTGTTGCAAGAAGCGCAGCGCAAAAGTATGGATTATTTCCTGACGTGTTTACACGTCAAATTAAAATGGAGTCAGGGTTTAACCCTAACGCAATTTCGCCTGCAGGTGCTCGTGGCATTGCACAAATTATGCCAGGAACTGCTAAAGGTTGGGGCGTAAATCCTGATGATCCTGCAGCTGCATTAGATGCTGCCGCAAAAAACATGGCAGGATATGTGCGTACCTTTGGAGGGTTTAATAATTCAGATCCCGAGAAAATTCGCAATGCTTATGAAAACGCTTTGCGTGCATACAACGCTGGCCCTGGCGCTGTAGAAGCAAGTAGAAAATACGCGGAAACAAATAAGTATGTTCAAAACATTCTTGGGCCAATTAACTTTGCTCAACAAGCACAAGGCGCAGCTCAATTAGGTCAACCAAAACAACAACAACAAACAACACCAACAAGCAACGAATTTCTTGCAACATTTACAGAACATCTTGGCAAGCAAAATGAACTTTTAGAAGCACTTGTTAGATCAAGAAAAGAAAGTTCTACTCAAAATAATGACCCTTATGGTTTAAGTAATATTCCTATTCCTAAACCAGTTAATCCTCAAGACGTTGCAAATCAAATGTTGCAATCATCTTACTCTTACGTTTAAAAACAATGGCCGGAATAAGTGTTGTTGATTTAGGGCGAGCATTTCAAAAATACGGTTTAAAAGTTGGCGAAAATCCTGCTTTTGGTTCTGGCAGGGTAGGTACTCATGCGCCAGGTTCTCATCATTATTCTGGCAATGCCATAGACGTTACTGATTGGCGCCCAGACATTGCTCCAGCCTATGAAGGTGGTCCTGCTAAAGATTGGAAAACACGTACAGGTGAATTAAGTTGGCGATTTAAACAGTTGGCAAAAACTGTTCCAGGATTAACAGAAGTTTTAGGCCCAGGGGATCCCGGTCATTCTGAGCATGTTCACATTGCCATTGGAGATCCAAAAAAAGCAACTTTTACTCCTGCACAAATTGAATGGGGTGCGACAGGCCGATGGAAAACGCCTGAAGGAAAGTTAATGGCAACAATCCCTGGTGCTGAACAATTACAACAACCACAAACAACACAAGAAACAACAGAAGATCCTGGCAAAGAGCAATTAAAAGCGTACTTACAAAAGAACAATGAATTGATTTCTCAATTAACCAAGCAACTGCAACCAGAAGAAGAACCAACAGGAGCTGCTGACATGGTACAAAGACTCTTAAGTTCTCCCGTTAACGCTCAAAGCTATTTAAATACTGCTATTGCTGCAGCATCTAAACCCATTCAGTACGTTTAATTTGCCCTGTTATACTGAATAAAGATTGATATAAGATTATGGGTGCTAGTCCCTCTAAGATAAGTCAAACTGCTACAGCTGCTGCTAAACCAGCCACTCAAATGGCAGGTCAAGCCATAGGTGTAACTCCCGATACAGCTCCTGCTAAACCTGCACCAACTGCTGCTACGCCAGCGCCAAACGTTGTTATTACCAAACCAGCTACTGTTACTGCTCCTGCACCAGCCGCTGCTAAGCCAGCTGCTCCAATGGCAGGTCAAACTGCAGGCGCAGCTCCTACCACAGTTGCTGCTAAACCTGCTGCAGTTGCTACTAAAGCTGCTACAGTTACAACTAAAAATGTTGCACGGAGTCGCGGCGGTACCTGGAAACAAGGATAAAACTTTAAATTATCTTCAAAACAATTAATTCAATTTAATTGATTATTATGGGAAAAAGTAGCAAGAAACTATCAGACGTTCCAACAGCAAAAGCTCTTCTTAACATTGCAGGAGCAGTTCCTACCTCAGGATCAAATAAAGATCTTATTTCTGCTGCCATTAGTTCTGCGGACTTTAGCAATCCAGAAACAGTTAATCGCATGGCTGGAACTATTTTTGGTGGCCAAACTCCAGGCACTTTTTCAGCACAAAAAGCACCTAACCGTTATACTCAACAAGGTGCTTATGCTGTCCAAATTCCTGAAGCTGTTGATATGCCAACATCAACTCCTGCTGCTGCACCAACCGCTGTTACTACTCCTGCGCCAGCTGCCGCTAAACCTGCAGCAGTTACAACTAAAAATGTTGCACAGGGTCGCGGCGGTACCTGGAAGCAAGGATAAAACTTTATTCAAATTGTTGAATAGACATGACTGAGTTTGTTCCATCTAAAACTAGAATGGCAGGCCAGACCCTTAAAGAACACCAGGCTGCGCATAAAGGAATTGTTATGCACCATAGGAATCCTTTGAATTTATCTGCCAATGGTTCTGATAAATTAGTACATGTTCCTGGCATGATGACACACGGTTTTGCTGAGCAAAGATTGATTTGATTGCTTTAGAATAAGTACAACTTGTTGTTATTCTCTAATGGCTAAAATGCCGCCTGCTCTTCTTGCTCATTTCAAAGAGAAAGCAGAAAAGAATGGAGCTAAAGAAGGCGTTAGTCCAGAGGAAAAGAAAGAAGGTGATAAAGCAAAACGGAAAGAAGCTGTGAAGAAAGCGCGTATCAAGCTTGAAGAAAAGAATAAAAAACCTAGTAATTGATTGCGCTACAATACTTTTAGCATTAATCGGAGATACCCTTGAGTTCTACAGCTGTTAACCGCCAGCCAATGATGCTGGATCGCCCGTTGCTTACCAGCACTCTGGTGACAACAGCATCTGGGCAAGCATTTACTACCAGCCTTATCCCGACGGCTACTGGTAACAGCACAAAAATTATTGACGTTAATACTGCTGGTACTGACAACTCAATTAGTGGTGCTTATATTGATGAAATCTGGTTTCAGTACAGTCAGTTAGTTAATAAATATTTTGCTCCTACGGCTGCAGTAACTGGTACGTATTCTGCTAACAGCACCAGTGTCACCGTTACTTATGCTGGCCACAATGTTCAAGTTGGGCAACAGATCTATCTTGACTTTACTAGCTATAGCTCCGGCTCTGCTCCTGCTGATGACTCTCTTTCAGTAACGGCTGTTACAGCTACTACATTTACTTGTACAATTCCTTCTGTTTCTGGTCCAATTACAGGTAACGTAAACATTTATCTGCCTACAGATTTTTGTTTTTATCTGGTCAATACCAGCAGCATCACTAGCATTTCGCAGTTCTTGCCTTTATTTACTGTTAGTATTCCCAGCGTTTCTGCGTCACAAAACTATAGCTTAACTCTTAATTCAATTCTCCCTTTAATTAATCAACCTGTCGTACATTCTGGTTCAAACTTTACCAGTGCTAACAGCACCGTAGCACCTAAGACACGTGGATTATTAATCGGCAATGGTTCCGCATTGTACGTGTCTGTAGGCGGTAGCACAGCTCTTACAAACGGATTTTACGTCAACATGCAAGGCGGATACTATTGAGGTAATTTGTGGCTCGAATTAACGGGTTTACCAGGAACTTTAGTTCTGGATTTGCTCAAGGATTTAATTCTCCAGGTAAACCTGTTGATGGAATTGAAGCTTACAAAGCAATAGATAATCCGTTTAAGTTTACGCCAAGGTCCGACGATTTTAAAAGTAGGATCAGATTTTACGATCGTGATTCTTTGTGGGCACGTTGGAGGCGTGGCTATGAGTTGTACACGATTACACAAAGTGTTTTAGGTTCGTACGCAACTGAACGAGCTTCTTACGGTGACTTCAGGATGTACTGTGCGTACCAGTTGTTTCCTGGTGTGTACATTCCTGCGCGTGTATTTACATTTCCTACAGCTCATGAAGAAATTAATGAACAAATTGTTGGCATAAGAGATGCTAACGGATTTAACTTTTACAACTTTGGTTTATCTATTCTTGCGGTTCGTTATTTAAAAACAGTCAAAAGCGGAACTTACACTCAGACTGCAACAACATTAACAGTCACAATAGCTGACCATGGTTACTCAGTTGGCGATACTGTTACATTAGTTATAACAAGTGGCGGCGCATCCACGGCAACTTTAACAATTGCAACCGTAACAACTGATACATTTACCTGCACAGTTACAGGCGGAACAGTAACGCTAGGATCCGTTGATATTAAAACTGCTACAACATTTGATGATTTAAATTGGAACGAAACCAGAGTTAAACTTCGTGCAATTTTTCCGCCTATTCCTTTTTTTATTAATGAACGATTAGTAGATCGAGTAGTTGAAAAAGACCCTGGAGTTTTTGCTATTTACAGCAGAACAGGAACTACTGTTACTGCCAACTGCGTCAGTCCTCATGGCCTTGCAACTGGAAACACGGTTTTTGCAGTTGTTACAAGTGGAGGCGTCACTTCAAAACAATACGAAGTTACAGTTACTAGCCCAACACAACTGCAGTTCACAACTTCAGATAGTGGAACTACAAGCGGTAACTTAATCATCAACCGTTTGATTCCTGGATACGATTACAAAGACTACGCAGGTTACACATTAACTGGAGTTGATTACACTACAACTGAATTAATCTTTCAACGTGATGATAGTTACAGCGCAAAAACAACTGACAGTAAAACAGAAATAATTGCTCCGGCTTATCGTGGATTTACTGTCGGCAGATTCTTGACAACCGAAGTTCGTTATCAGTGTACTTGCCAAGACTACAGCCGTCGCTCTGGATATAATTTATTCAGTGAAAATACCAATAATAAATTTCCAGTCACTGCAATTACTTCAGTCAAGCCAGGACAAAAAGTAAATAAAGATAACTCTATTTCGGATGTACGTGATGAACCTGGAACATTTAGTGATCTTGGTTATATTGCAACAGTAGCAAACTTTTATGATACTCCTAATTATAACGATGTTTCTGCAACTTCTTATAACAATTTAAAGTATTATCAGTTCCGTTGGTGCAAACATATCTATGCTGCTTTGTTTTCAATTAATCATGATGAAGGCAATGCTCCAATACTTGGTTCAGGAACTTACCAACAAACTGGCGCTAACATTTTAATTACAATTGAAAACCACGGGTTAGGTGCTAACGGAAAAATTGAAGTAACTTTTACTAGCGGTTCTGCTATATCTGGAGAGTACACAGTAACCGAGGTTGTTAACAACAATACATTTAAGATTGTTTATCCATTTAGCTCTACAACTAATGGTTATTGTTCTGTAACAAATATTAGGCGTCACCAGTTTATTGATCAATGGTTGCTAGAACCCAGCGATAAACCTATCGGTGAAGATCTTGATACCTTCTATAAGAACTTTAATAAAGAAAATAACCGGCTTAGGCAAGCAGCTGAACGGTTGTTGATGATGAAGCAGGGCATGAAGTGGGTTGGTAGCTTGCAAGTTACTAACACTTCAAGTCAACCAGAGCAAGTAGCTAATTACGATACGCAACTTGTTTCCATGATGATGACGGACAACATCCGTCGAGATGAAACAGGAAGTTTAAATAGGGCTGGAGTTTTACAAAACAGCACACAAAGAATGTCGGCGATGATGAGCAAGCTTATCAACGTTGAACCTAGTCAGATTCTTGGCGAAAACTTTGGGATGCTTGACCAGCCTTTGTACAATTATGATACAACTTATCAGTACGGATTGCTTGATAATGGATTATATTTAAATGGTTTACCTTTTTCTAGTGTTGGCTCTAGAACTTCAGGATTTAATTTCTCAAATGCAACTTATGTTCAAGTTGGAGCAGACATTGTAGTTACTACTCCTGTGTTCCATAACTTGCAAATTGGAACCACTGTCTATTTGGAAATTGTTACTGGCACAGCTGAAAATGCAATTTTAAGAATCACAGCGGTAACAGCTACAACATTTACTGTTGTATCTACCACGACATTTGCAACTACATCAGGAATTGTAAACTGTTATCCGCCAACAGAAGATCCTGCAACTGTAACTGTTCTTGATTGTTTAACTTATGATCCTAGTATCCCTCAAGAGTTTGTTCTTGATGCTGGCACTTACTAATAATGACTGTTCAAATTCTTAGTCGTCGTTCCACGATTTTATATGACAGGCCATTTCCTAACCGTTTAGGATTGGCTGAACTTGCTGTAAATCTCAATGCTGGCGATCCTGGTCTTTTCTTTGCTGACAGTGTTAATTCTTCTTTAGTTAAAGCTGGACCTATTGCTATAGGTGCTACAGCTCCCAACTCAACTCCTATTGGTTACATTTCTTTATCTAAAGGTGAGTCTTGGCTTGATACAGCAAGCAGTCAGATTTTTAAAATCTATGATGGCAGCAGCTGGCAAATTGGTAAAGCTGTTGCTTCGGTAGGGGCATCATTTCCCGCTGGACCTGTTAATGGCCAACTGCACTATGTAGAAGGTACTGGACTTTATATTTATCTTACTAGCACCTCAAGCTGGACACTTATTTAACCCAAGTGGGTTCCTGATGCCATTAATCGGTCAAGGATTCTGTCAAGTTTTTTGTGAACTGATTCCATTTCTCTTCGGAAATCTTCTTTTAAAACATAGTCACGAATCACACGATCCTCTAATGTTGCAAGATCATCTTCAATATTACGAAAGCGTTGATCTAAACGATCTTGAAAATTGCTATAAGCTTTATTGATACCAATAAATGCGCCAATAGCGCCAGATACAGCCGCTAAGATATTCTCAAACGACATTCTAAACTTGAACTGCTTTTACTATTCTAGGGGATTCAACAACTTAGAATACGTTTAGAAGTAAAGAGCAAGTGACGGCCACCTACGATCCCAACATAGTAGGTGCCATTGAAGCCCTTGTTGACTTGATGTCAGGTAACGGTTTTGCAATGACGCGAGAACCATACGCTCCTAATTATCGCGGTCTTGTTGATGCCATTATTGATTTAAAGGAAGGATTTCCTGTTTATGTTGCACCAGAAGTTGGGTTTAAAACCGCTGCTGGCACCACAATTAACCAAGGGCAAGCTGTCTACTTAGATCAAACTACTGGCGCAGCATACCCAGCTGTTGCTTCTGGAACAGAAAACGAATCACATGTAATTGGATTTGCCAATGAAACTCAAACTGTTGGCAATCAAATTCAAATTTTAGTTGCTGGTGTTTTTGGTTTAACTGGTTTAGACGTAGGGGATTACTACTACCTGTCTGCTACCACACCTGGCGCAATCACAAATGTTGCTCCTTCTGGTGCTGGTAAATATGTTGTTAGCGTTGGTCAGGCTGTTTCTTCTACTCGGTTCTCAATTCAATTGGAACCTACGATTAAGTTAAGTTAACCATGGCAACCAGAAAAGCTCTTGCTTTAGTCAGTGGTTTATTTCAAGAAGTAAATACACCGACAGACAAACTTGATTTTGCAGGCAATACTACAACTGATCTTGCTGAAGGTCTTAATCTTTATTACACAACTGGCCGTGTTTACGGTGTGTTGTCTGCAGCAAATACTGGTACTGGTTACGGTTCTCTTGCATACAGCACTTTAACTGGAACCTTTACTTACACTGTTGTTACTGATGCAAACATTCGTGGTTCATTAAGTGTTGCCAGTGGTTCAGGTTTAACCTACAGCTCTTCAACAGGTCAGTTTGGAACCAGCTCAATCCCTAATTCCCAGCTCGCCAACAGTTCGGTTACTTTTGGCAGTACATCTGTTTCTCTTGGCGGCTCCAGTAACAGTATCAGCGGTCTTACAGCTCTTACATCTCTTACAGTAACTGGCAGCACCAATGTCATTGCAGGCGCTGCTGGAGCAGCAAACAGTATCACCTTGGGCAGCACAGGCATTGTCTTTGAAGGTGCTACTGCTGACGCAAATAAAACAACTCTTAGTGTTGTTGATCCAACAGCAACACGCACCATTAACCTGCCTAACGCATCAGGCACACTTGCGCTGCTGACATCATTAAGTGTAACCAATACTGGTACAGGTTTTGGTTCTATCAGTTATGACAGTGCAACAGGCACAATTAACTACAATGTTGTTACTGCCGCTAACATTCGCGGTAACTTTACTGCATCAACAACAGGTACAGGTTATGGCACGCTTACCTATAGCTCTTCAACTGGAAATTACGATTTTGCTGTTGTTACTGACGCCAATATTCGTGGAACTCTCAGCGTCGCTGTAGGCTCAGGATTAACTTACAGTTCTTCAACTGGACAGTTTGGCACCAGTGCTATTCCTAATAGCCAGCTGGCAAACTCAAACATTCAATTAGGTAGTACCTCAATTACGCTTGGAGGTAGCACCAATACAGTTGCAGGTTTGACTTCTTTAACCGCAACTACGTTATACGCTGGAACTCTTGGTGCTGCAAACTCTCTTTACCTTGATGGAACTACAAGTAGTTTAGTTTTTCAAGGAACAACTGCAACTGTAAATAGCACCAAGCTTGTTGTTACAAATCCAACTGGCACAAGAACTGTCACACTACAAGATGCTACAGGCACCGTTGCTTTAAGTGTTAACAATCTTTCATTCTTTTCTTCTACTACTTCATCTCAACTTGCTGGTGTTATCAGTGATGAAACAGGTAGCGGATCGTTAGTTTTTGCTACATCGCCGTCTCTTGTTACTCCCAGCCTAGGTGTTGCTTCTGCAACAACAATTAACAAAGTAACAATTACTGCACCAGCAACAGGCGCAACCTTAACCATTGCTGATGGTAAAACGTTAACCGTATCCAATACACTGACGTTTACTGGAACAGATGGTTCAAGTATTGCTTTTGGTGCAGGCGGTACAATTGCTTACTTAGCTAGTAATAATGCGTTCACTGGCGCCAATACATTTACTAATGCAACCGGTCAAACTTTTAGACAGACCGCTACACAAGATGGCATTATTGTTACAGGGCGAGCTGGAGGTACTAGCACTTATGCTGTAACAATTACGCCAACAACATTAACTGCAAACAGGGTTTTAACTATGCCAGATGAAACTGCAACTCTTGCTTCTCAAGACTTTGCTATTGCAATTGCAATTGCGTTAGGATAGTATTATGGCAACTCAAGTACAATTCCGTAGGGGCACAACTCCAGAAATCAGCGGCTTTATTGGAGCCCTTGGTGAAGTTGTTGTTGACACAATTAAGAATACTGTTGTTGTTAATGACGGTACCACACTTGGCGGCTATCCTCTACTTAGGGAAGATTTTAGTAACGCACTGCTTGCATCAGGTACGTTAGCTGCTCCAGCAATTAAATTTGCTAATAGCACAAGCACTGGTATTTATAGTCCCAGCCAAGGATGGTTATCACTTGTTACTGGAGGTGTTGCAGGACTTACAATAGATGCATCAGGCGCAGTGACTATCCCTGGCAACGTGAACATTACTGGTAACGTTTCTATCAGCGGATCGTTTAACTCTACAGACAACCTTGCTCTTATCGTTGCCCTAGGCTGACATGGCAAATACATTTACAAAAACCACAAAGTCCAGCCTTCTAACTGCGGATGTAACATCCAGTTCAACTACTAATGTTGTCACAGTTAGCGGTGGAGCAACGTTAATTATCCTTAGCGTTTTAATTTCAAACAAAACTGGTAGCAGTGCTTTGGGAAATGTTTATCTGCTTCCCAATACTGGTGACGCTGTTTTCTTAATTAAGAATGCGCCAATTCCTGCAGGCTCTTCTTTGGAAATGATTTCTGGCAGTAAAATCATTATGAACGCTAGCGATGTTTTGCGGGCTAGTTCTGATACTGCCAGTGCATTAGACGTTACCGTTAGCTATCTGCAGCAAACCTGATGGCGCTTACTAAAATTGATGCTGATGGTTTAAATGCAAACGTTTATAACGTTGTAGGACCGTTCCGAAACCGTTTAATCAACGGTGGTATGCGCGTAGCTCAGCGTGGGGCCTCGGCTACCGTTACAGCTGGTACAACCGTTCCTACAGCAAGCACAGGCTATCCCTGTGTTGATCGGTGGTTTGTTTATTCCACTGGCGCTAACGTAACTGCTGCGCAGGTTGCTGGTACAGGCGGAACGCAGAACCGACTGCAGATTACAGGAGGTGCATCGGTTACTGCTGTTGGTGTTGGGCAGCGAATTGAGCGACTCAACTCTTATGATCTTGTCAGCGATAACGCAACATTAAGTGTTGACCTTGCCAACTCTTTGTTGACAACAGTTACTTGGACAGCCTCTTACGCTACTACAGCAGATACTTTTGGTACGATTGGTACTCCAACTAAAACTCAGATTGCTACAGGAACCTTTACAGTTTCTAGCACATTAACAAGGTTTACGGCATCGTTTGCTGTGCCAGCTGCTGCTACCACTGGCATTGAGATTCTGTTTACAGTTGGAGCACAAACAAGCGGTACTTGGACAATCGGCGATGTACAGCTTGAAGAAGGTTTAGTTGCTAGTACGTTTGAGCCTAGGGAGTATGGAGATTTGCTTAGGACGTGTCAGAGGTATTTTCAAGCACTGACACAGAAAGTGTTTACCAGTGCAACTGATTATGCTCCTTTTTACTATAAAGTTACGATGAGAGCAACGCCAACTATTACAGGCGGAGGAACTGGATTTACTGCAGAACCTACTGGAACTCAAGATGCAAATAGTGGTTTATATTATCAGACAACGGCTGCCGTTCAAACTCTTTCTATTTCCGCTGAGGTTGCATAATGAGTTATCAACTTACTGCTACTAATTTTGTTATTCGTCTTGAGGACAATGCTTGCATTCCTGCAGATGAAACAAATGGTGATTACATTGTTTATCTTCAATGGTTAGAAGAAGGCAATACGCCATTTCCTGATCCCGGTGTTCAACCGTACAGTTGGAAACAAGCTTTAGAAAAACGCAATAAAGCTTTGCACAGTTCAGACTGGACAATGATTCCGGGCTGTACTGTAGATCAACATGCCTGGGCTGTGTACCGGCAGATCCTTAGGGACATTCCTCAAACTTTTGAAGGGTGTGATCCATTAGAAATTGTGTGGCCAGAAAAACCTTCTACAGCAGGGCCTAATACACGCAAGGAGGAAGATGAGGTTCCAGTGGAAACTCCTGAAAACGTGTTAGAAGAACGTGCAGTTATTGAGGAAACTACAGAAGAAATTGTTGTAGAAGAAAGAGTTCCAATTGAACTTTTTGAAGTTGTAATTGAAACAGAAGTTGTTGGAGAAGTGATTCCTGTTGTTGAAACAGAAAGTCTGATCACGCCAGAGCCTGTTGAGGCTACAATTGATATTACAGAGGAAGCATAACCGTGGGTTACTTAGGGAACAACTTACAAGCAGCATATTCAAGCTACCTGTTAATTGACAGCTTGACTGCAAGTTTTAACGGCACAACAACGTCGTTCCCTTTGCGTGTTAACGGTATTACGCCAGTTCCGTTTCCTGTAAACGAACAGAACGTTTTAATTTCTGTTGGTGGTGTTCCACAAAAACCAGACCCAACAGGCGCAGAAGGTTTTAGATTCTCTGGTAGCAATATTGTTTTTAGCTCTGCTCCCAAAACGGGAGAAGCTTTCTGGGGCGTTGTTCTTGCTGGTGCTGATTATATTAATGTTGGCGCAGATTTCCCTGACGGTTCTGCTTCTGCACCAAGCATTACATTTGCTAGCGAGAAAAGTACAGGATTTTATAAAGTTAGTTCAGGTACCGTTGGTGTTGCTTTAAATGGTTCTTTAGGTCCGTTATTTACCGGTTCAGGAGTATATTTAAACAACACAAATAACGGTCTGTATAGCCCGGGTACTAACCAGCTTGCTTTATCTACTGCTGGTACAGGGCGGTTGTTTGTAGATGCAAGTGGAAATGTTGGGATTGGAACTGCAAGTCCAGGAACATCAAGAACTTATATTCAATGCAACGATACGAATACAGCTGGTTTAACAATTTCTGGAATTAATAGCAGTACAGGTGTATCTACTTTTTCTACGTTAAAACTTATTGGTGCTACTCCAAATAATTTAGGAGCTGCAACGCATTATGGCGTTGAATTTGTTAAAACTCAAAGCAACCTTGAAAGCATTACGGGTTATTATGCAGATGTAAACGGAATCTATAACACGCAGACCAACTTTCACGCAAAGCTAACAAAAAACTTAGGAGCTTCTACAAACGGTTATTGTTACTACGCTGATCTTTCTACAAGTAGTTCCGGCGGGCTTGCATACTTCCACTATTGCTATAACTCTACAAGCACTGCTTTACGGTTCTCTGTTCAGGACTCGGGGCAAGTTGTAATTAATTCTGCTGCTTCTACTGCTCCGTTTATTGCTAGAGTTAACAATGCTGAATCATTGCGGATTGACAGTTCTGGCAGGTTATTAGTTGGCACGTCTAGCGCAATCAGTAATGTTGCTCGATTCGGAACTGATTTTACACCAGGTGCTCAATTTGTGACAAATACAGCATCTTGGAACACTGGCTTAGGTTTAATCAATTATGCAACGGGCGGCTTTGCGCCAGCATTGACGTTTGGACTGTCAGGTAGCGCCACTATTGGAACTAATGCACTTGTTTCCAGCGGTAATCGCTTAGGCGTAATATCTTTTAATGGCAATGATGGTACAAACTTTGAAGAAGCTGCACGCATTGAAGCATTTGTAGATGGCACCCCAGGTGCTAATGATATGCCAGGGCGCCTTGTGTTCTTTACTACTGCTGATGGAGCAGCAACGCCTACAGAACGTGTTCGCATTGATAGTTCTGGTAGGTTATTGGTCGGTACAACTTCAACATCTGGTTTTCAAACAGGAGTTTATCATGTTCTTTTAAATGGTAGCGGTACTGTTTATGGATCAATTTCAGTCGGAACAATTCCTGTTTCTGGGAATGCTACCGATTTAAATCTTACAAGTTGGACTGCAAGTGGGGCTAACTTCTTTACATCCAGAATTAGACAAGCTGGAGATGGGTCGCTTCAAATTTCCACTCAAAGTACAGTAAGCAGTGATGGAGCGGGCACCGTTACTGAGCGGATGCGTCTTGATGCCTCCACTGGTAACCTATTAGTCGGCACTACAACTACTACTGCAAATGGCGGTGTACTTCAAGTTTCTAATGGTGTTACATTCCCTGCTACTCAAGTAGCTTGTACGGATGTTAATACATTAGATGATTACGAAGAAGGAACTTGGACACCAGCAATTGCAGGCACAACACTTGCAGGTGCTGGAACCTATTCAGTGCAAGTTGGTAGGTACACAAAAATTGGAAACACAGTTACAGTACACCTGAACCTTACTTGGTCGGCGCATACAGGTACAGGCAATATGACCATCAGCGGTTTGCCGTTTACTTCTGCAAACGTTACCAACCTTAACCCGACAACAGTAGCTTACGCTAACAATTTAACCATTACAGGTATTCCAGTTGTCTTAGTAACTGCTAACGCTACAACGGGAACTATTAACTCTGTTAACAATGGCACGGCAGCTGCACTTGCAATGGATACAGCCGCAACATTTACTGCTACGATTACTTATCAAACAGCATGATTTTAGCCTGCAATGGCTCAAACAATTACCATTGTTTCTAAATGCACTACATTTTTAAAGAAAGAACCTATTGAAACTTTTGATTTACCTTCTGATAAGAAAGTAAAAATCTATCGCAATCGTGCCTATAAATGTAAGGTTTTAGCATCTAAAGATGAGTACACTCATGTAGATCTAGGATCTCTTGGTGAGTGGTGGATTAAAGATAAGAATTGGCAAGGATTAGATGAGCGTCCTTTAACTATTGATAAGCAGATTATTACGACTGAAGTTGGCAAGTTGCATCTTCACGTTCCATACTTTAAACAAAAATCTATTCATGAAGGCGGTTATAGAACCTCTCTTTATTTATGTTGCGCATCAGTTGCAATGTTTTTAAAGCCAGGTAAAATTGCACACCCTGATGAATACTATGAAGGCGTGCAAAAGTTTGGTGGACATGAATCTCCTCATGCCAACATTGATTTCTTAAGGAGCCTTAACATCCAAGCTACTTACCGTAAGGACGGCAATCTTTCTTACGTCAAGCGAGCTATTGATATGTCAGTTCCTTTGATCTGTTGCGTTCTTAATGAAGGAGACGGCTACAACGTCCATGGCGAAGGGCACTGGATTACAGTCGTAGGCTACGATGAAAACAAGAAACGATACATTGCTAACGATCCACTAGGAAAGTTTTCTTACCTGCGTGGCACCTATGAAGATCCCAACGGAGAAGCGGTCCACTACCCACGAAATTTCTTCCGAAATCGTTGGAATTTTGAGGATTACAACTCAGGTTGGTGGATTTCTTTTGAAAGGTGATAGTATTTAACAAGCTAATTGCTAACCATGGAAGAAACCCTGAAAAGCTTCAAAGAAGATCTGACTGCTCAGCTGGAGCAAACCGCATCTGAAATCCGCGAGCACGAGCAAAAGCTAATGCAAGCAAAAGAACGGTTTTTGAAAATTGCTGGTGCACTTGAATATCATGCAGTGCTTGAGCAGAAACAAGAAGAACAAGAAGCCAGTGATCTGACTATTGCTGGATAAGCCGGATAACGGATTTGAACCGTTGGCCTACGCTTTACAAAAGCGTTGCTCTACCACTGAGCTAATCCGGCGGTCGGAACGACAGGATTTGAACCTGCGACATTCGCCTCCCAAAGACGAAGCTCTACCAAGCTGAGCTACGTTCCGAAATACCCGAGGTGAGATTTGAACTCACGCTGAAGGACTTTTAAGGTCCTTGCCTCTTCCGCTGGGCTACTCGGGCATCCGCTACAAGCTTAGCGCACTGGAAAGGTGTATGCACCGTAATTTCATGTTAGAGATTGTAAACATTTATGTTTCATTCTGAACGTGAACTGCTTGCTAACTTAATTGTCTTAAGTCCTAAAGCCGCTAGAAAACGTTTCAGACAAAGCATTTTTGAAGCTTGGGAATGGAAGTGTGCTTATTGTGATTGCCAGCTTACAGAGCACTCGGCAACCATTGATCACATTAAATCTAAACACAAAGGAGGGCAAAGCACCAGGAACAACATGGCAGCTGCCTGCGTAAAATGTAATTCAAACAAAGCATCTGCTTTAGTTTTTGATTACTACAATGAAACTCACCCTAACTATTCAAAGCAAAGGGCTAGTAAAATAAAAGCGTGGCTTGAACAACCAAGCTGTTCTGTACCTTTAGCAACGCTTTCAGAACAAGCGCGGCCTACCTTAGTTAACGATGTTGGAATCTGTTGGGCAGCCTGTTAGAAATCCTGCGGCATTTGCTCGATTATATGCTGACGCAGTTGCGCAGGTTATTGAAGAGCACAAAAAAGAACGTATTCCTGATTCGTTAAAGCAAATTGATAATGGTCAACCAAATATGGAAATAACTTCCTATGAACGTCAACGGGATTACATGGGTTAATCATGGCTGATCACGCAAAAGCTAAACACCTGGCTAAAGAACGTATGAAGTGTAACTCACCTCAAAGCACACCTAGCCATCCAACTAAAAGTCACGTTGTTAAAGCGTGTGAAGGTGGTGAAGAAAAAATCATTCGCTTTGGTCAACAAGGTGTTAAAGGTTCACCGCCTAAAGAAGGTGAATCAGAAGCTTATGCAAACCGTCGTAAACGGTTTAAAGCACGTCATGCGGCTAACATTAGGAAAGGAAAAATGTCGGCGGCGTGGTGGAGTTCGCAGGTAAAATGGTGAATAAACACAAATGGTAAACCAAATTACTAAAGCAAAAATGGTTAAGTCTACAGACAAGTCCAGTTCTTGTCATTGTTCTCTGGTTCAACTGTTGCGTGATAGCACTTACGTGTACCATCAAACAACAATTGTTCATTGGAATCTAATGGGTTCCAAATTCTTTTCTATTCATAAATTAACTGAAATGATTTATGAAGAGATGCAAGAAGGAATTGACACAATTGCTGAACACATTCGATCATTGAATATCAGCGCACCTAAGTCTGTAGAAGATTTAACTTACTCAACCTTTGAGAAGCTCCCGGAAGATTGCTTTGATCAAGACGGCTTGATTCTACAGCTGGCAAAAAACCATAACCTGTTGGCAATTAACTGCGAAGAATTAGCTGCTGAAGCTGAAAAAGCTGGCGACCAACTTACCTTAGATCTTGCTGTTGAACGTGGTCGTGCCCATAAGAAATTTCAATGGCTGTTAAAATCAACATTAGATTACAGGAGCTGAAGCAATGTCAACGTCCCCAATCTTTTTAGATACAGTATTTTTCAAACCAGCACCTTTGACCACCACTGGCACAACAGCTACATTTGTTGTTGCTGATCCAGATGATTTTTCTGGTCAGAACTTTACATTCCAAACAACTGTTGCAACCATTGGTACCAACGTTGTTGTGCGCTATGAAGGCAGCTTGGATGGAGTTAACTTTTGGAATTTAAACTCCAGTGGCGATACGACAATTACAACCAATACAACGGTTGGTTTTGTTGTTGCTAATACACCATTGTACGCTGTTCGTTGCCGCCTTGTTAGCATCAGCACTGGGACGCCTACAGTAACCTTTGTTGTTGCTGCACGATGAGTTTTTTTGAAAGTTATCAGCAAACAGTATTCTTTGCGTTTCCAAAACTAACCGCACCAGGGTCTACTGATGTTGTAGATGTTTATGTTCCGAATTACCTCTCTACTCGGAACTACACATTAACAGCAACTGTTAACAACATTAATAGTCGAGTTGTTGTGCGTCTGGATGGCACTACCGATGGTAGCAATTTTGGCGCCATGATCTCTAATGAAATCCTGCGTAACGGAACCTACGCATACAATGTCGCCGGATTCCCAATGAAAAAGTTACGTGCCACCTTCTTTGATGAGTCCGGTGGCACAGATGCTGAAGTAACTTTTACTATTGCAGCTAACTAGATTACTGGCCAGCTGCGCCACCACTTTGTAATAACGTACTTTGTTTCCGATGTTGGAGGCAGTGCTTCATGCAAAGTTTTTTGATTTGGCCTGCCATTCTGAAACAAATTATTCCAGAACACAACAGTACCGCGTTTTGGTTTAACTTTTAAATATAAATACTTAAAGTAAGTTTCCCCACCTTCTTCTACATCATTCAAGTAAATCATTGTGGTCCAGGTACGTTGGCCCATCCATTCTGTATAAACCTTGTGCTCTCTAGTGTGATACCGGAAAAAATCTGTATGGGCTTTATAGTATTGCCCTGGTAGATATTTTTGACCTTGAATTGCTTCTCCTAAATTGTAATCTAGGTCGAGCAGCTCTGCAAGTTTGTAGTTCACCATAGAGATGACTGGATCCCCTAATGTATGCAAATCAGCAGTTTGGCTGGTCCTATGCCGATTGACAACATTGGAATCTTTAGGGTCAGCCACTGTAGATGGCCGTTGAATTGTATCAATAATTCCTGTCAAATGATTGCATTCATCTTCTGATAGAAAATTATCAAGAGAATAAATTTGAGTATTGTACTTAGGTTTTGAAAGTTGAACTGCTTCAGGATGAATTGGGCAGAAATAAAAGTAGCTATAGTTTATACCTTTGGGTCGTGATTTTAAATTTAACTTATTTAACAGCCGCCTAATCTCTGAATCAGTATATTTAAGTTCTTTCAGATAATTGATTAAACTTGTTTTTGATACGCCAACAGATGCTGAATGCCTCAGTTGTTGTAGCAGTTCTTCTTGTTCCATCTGTAGGTTGTTGCTCTTAAAATGTTACAAGATTTGAAAAGCAAACGCAAGTATGCCCAGCTTATTGTTAGCAGCCTTAACTTTTGTTGGCGCATACCTGTCCGCAACCTTGGCTTTCACATACCAAAATAAAAATTATGCCCGACACCACAGAGAAAGAATTTTTAAATCAGTATCTGCAGAACCTCCAGGCATCCACCGCTCACGCGATGTTTGAAGAAGGTGAGGACTACCCAGCTTTTACCAACGACGTCCCTGGCACCGCTGCTGAGCGTCACAGGTACACCGTGTAGCCTCAAGCCAACCCAACAGCGCATTGCGTGGGCTCAAGGCAACTCAGTTTATTTCTGCTAAGATTAAAACAAGATTGGTAAGCACTGATGGAAACCAATGTCCTGGAGCTATCTATGGACAATGAGTTCAGGGTCCACGCCACAGCTCTGGCAATTCGTCAACTTGATCGTGACGAGTTGGAAGAAGCTTTCATTGACATGCTTCATCAGAAAATGGTAGAGCAGCAGTTGTTCTTAAATATTCTGAAAGATCATGGCATTGATGCCACCATCAGTCTGAAATTTTTAAATAAGAACGAACTTTCTTGAGCCATGGCAACAACCTGCGCAGTCAAAGGTACGCTTGATTCTTTTACGGCTACCAACAATACCAGTCCAGTTCTTCTGGCTTACAAAGGTTGTCAGCCTGGCGACAAAGGAATCCCTGTTCGCTTCTTTGAAGTTGATCCACAGTCAACTGGCAACATTATTTTTACTGTTGACCGCAGTAATGGTGTCTTAGATATTCAAATCTTTCAAAAAGATGCCATTAACGGCTCTGCTCCTCCTACTGGTTACCGGTCTTTCTTTAATATTGACAAAGCAGGTAAAAGCAAAGGTGTAGTTGCGATGAACGTTACCAATGCCGCTAAGATTTATGTTGTAAAAATTACGTTTGACGACTACAGTGTAGCGAGTTATAACGGCAGCGTTGTTGTTCCCTGAAGAAGAAACAAGTACCTGGCCTTTATTTTTAAATCAATACGCTATTGATCTTATTGCCAGCCACACGCAATTACGTGTTTGCGTAGGGTTTGATCAATACAGAGCTTATCGAGATAAGTTTGAAGGCGATTGGCGTGTTGGTTATGACAGCGCCTACATGTTTGGCAATCGAGTTTATGGCGGATTGCGTGTCGATAAAGAAGATTGCGTTCGCCAGCTGGTAAAAGATTTAAAACCGTTTGCGGAACTTGTAGAGCACTACATCATCATGCCGTTAAGCGAAAGCAAACGCGGTGCTGTTTTAAGTTACGCGCATAGCATTGGCATTCCTTCTTTTAAGGAATCTAAGTTGCTGGAGCTAATTAACAACAGAGCAAAGAAAAATGATATCATTCGTGAGTGGTCACCTTACATTAACAACCAATACATTGGTGCCAGTTCGCTTTTAAAAGCACGCCGCAGAGCAGAGCTTAATGTTTACCTGGCGCCAAACAAAGAAATTCCTACACTAGTACCACACAATTGCAAGCTTAAACAGTGCTTTTTAAACGTGCCAGAAACCTACCACGGTGGCATTAATCAGATCAAAGCGATTGATTACCTGGAAGGTAAACTTCTGAATTGGGATACTAACGGAGAAGTTCTTCGTCGGTTTTGGTTTCTTTGGAATCAAAAGCCTGCGGGATTGGATTCCCCTCGGTCCCTGTGATGTTCTGCAACCAGTCCAGCATGTCAATCAGCTCTAACTCTGGACAGTACGCTTTAACAAAGTCTTCATAAATCATGGGTTAAGATCTTGCGGGACAATGCAATCTTAAGAAGGACCAAGTAACCAATAAGGTCAACTACAACATCCTCGTCTGTTTCAAGTAACCCAGCACCTTTTTGAATGCGGTTAAGTTTATCGTCAATGCGAACAAGAAGTTGCTCAACGCTATCAGCTTTACTAAAAATCCTGGTTGGATTTAAAGCTGAATCACCATATCGTTTATTTTTGTCTAACAACAAGATCTTAATTGAATCGCATACAGATTCAATTTGATCTGCTGTTTCTACGTATTGGGTTGCCACAGTTTAAACTGGTGGTATGAGACCACAGACTAGCACAACTCACGGCGTTGACAACCGCTATCGCGGTGTTGAGCGTGCTGTTGATGATGACTCTGGTGTTAAGTTCTTGCAAAAATATATAGAACGGAAACGTGAATCAGATATTAACCGTATAGGTAACACCAGGGAACAACAAGGTAGGTTTGTTTTTGGCGGCATGGGAGGAACCGTTTCGACTGCTCAGATGCCAACTCAAATCACCAATACCGACAGCAGAATTTCCTTTAGAAATCCTTTTAGGGTTACACCTAGTTAACAAATTACTTTGCCAAGGTGAGAGAACACCTCTTTGAATCTGTCAACTTGATTGAAACCGTGCTCTAGCTTTGGCAAATAAACAAAATAACCCCAAGTAAAAGGGATCTTTACTTTGGTAATGTGCTTACCATGAATAAGCAAGGGCCGATCCTTGGGAAAACAAACCGGATAGTCCCAGATATTCTGACAATTTCTTAAGCACTCATGGTTTGTTGAGTACATCAGAGCTTCTGGAATGTTCCTCAGCTTCCATTCTCGCTCTAGTCGCAGGAACCATGCTTTGGTTGGTGCCATGGATGTAGGCCCTGCCCTAAAGCCCCAGCGCCAGGTGCCTCTGACCTTGTTCCATGAGCAACGCCCATAGGTAGGAGGAAACAAATAGGTGACACCAACCCAAGGATCTTGGATGTTTAATCCATCTTCCTTGGGGGTGTAAATTTGTTTTGCTCTAATAAATTCTTTGTTGTACTTTTCAGTAGTACAAGGATCTAGATCAATGTCACCAAGGACCGCATCAATGTACGGCAGATATTCTGCTGGCGTACACCAGTCCTCATCAATTGCATAAACCCTAGAGGCGTTGTAAAACCTGTTTCTTTTTTCTCTAGGGGTAAGAATGTGGCTCTTCATAGGAATAACGGAGAGCGTTCTTCTTCTCGTTTGTAATGAATCAACCGCATTTGTTTGTCATCTTGAATGATGAACAAAGCTCCTTTCCCTGGCACCAAGGATTCAGCTTCTACGATGGCCTTACGCAGAACCTCAGCTGGACCTTCCTGTTCCTCTTGCTTTGCGTCGTGTTGAGCTTGCAGCAGAGCAGGCAGCGTCAAGTAAAAAGCAGAGTCCTCTGGCTTTGCCTGTGGCATGTACACCAATGCTCCAGGGCCTTCGTTGGCGTAGAACTTATCATAATGATCTGACATATCAACGCAGATCCGCTCCATAACAAGCTGAGCCATCTGTTGCTCAGTCTGAGAGGGAGTTGTCAATAAGAGCTTGGAGATTCGTGATTTGCGGGGGTCGGTCATTTTTAATGAATTGAGTTAAGCCAGAACGTTGGAGGGTCTTGCGAATTTTTTCTAACGGCTGGTAGATAACCACCAGTTTACCCATGTTTCCTACTTTTTTAACGAGCTTTCCACGCTCATCTTTTACCTTCTCCAGCTCTTGCTGGCGGATTAAATACTCAGCTACGCACCGGTACCTGCGTTTTGTTGCCAGATCAATGTCAGGAAACTTCTCACAGATCGTGGCTGGTTTCATATCGCTGAAAGTAATCCTGATCTGGTCTGCTAATGACAGTCCAAGAACAAGATCATTGCTGCTGGTCTCATAGGTTTGAACAAGCTCAAGATACCGTTGCAAGTCAGGTGTTTCAAAACTCCCTGAAGGAGGAATAAACATGCTGACTTGCTCAGCTAATGATAGAACTAAATGCTCTTCATAGTTGTCAACCGTTACCTTGCTAATATCTAAGCTATTAAAACGGTAGCTAAGGTACTTGTTTGATCTAGCAAGATCCAAGTCAAGTTCTTCTTCCCCTTGTTCAAAGTTGGAATTTTTTAACCAAGGAAGATCAAGCATTGCAATTATCTTTATGAGGATAGTTTAACAATTTTTTGATCCTTTGCAACATTGTGCTGGCGCCACTGCTCTTCATGTTCCATCAAAAGAACCCACTTGTAGTATTTATGTATTGGTTCTTGGTTCCTGTAGTCCGCTGGCGTAGGGTTTTTTACTACATTGCACGCTTCCCAAAGCGCCTTAGCCAAGTTCTTTTGTTGGGTTGTTGACAAATGCTCTAGGGCTCTGGTAGACAAACTGTCAAGCAATACGCTAAACTCTGACTTAAACGGACTATTGCTATGCGTCGGACTATCACCTGGGCCGAACTCCTTCTGATCTTGATTTTCCTGCCTGTCGGAGTTATTGGCGCTCAAAATCTATACAAGTTTATTGACAGTAAAATTAGCATAGAAGTGCGTTTTAAGTGAGTTTGTATGGGCGGATCACCCCCGACAATTGTCAATTCACCCCCTGCAACGGCTACCGTAATGCAGGCAAAGAATCCAATTGAATCGTACCAGGCTTTAGCAAGATTAGGTAAAAGTTACTACGACCAAAGTGTTGCTGCTAACAAGCGACTTGAAGCTCAAGTTGGCACACCAGAGCAAATTGGTCAGCGCAATTTAGATCGTAATCTTTTAGAAATTGCTGCGTATCAAGGCAGCCTTCCGTCGCAAGCTAGCCCAGAATTAAAAGATGTAACAAAAGATTTACTTGCTAAAGCAAAAGCGCGTTCTGCTGCAGGCCCCGCTGCAGGTGCTCCAGAACCTGGTTATCAAACTCCAGGCTGGGTTTATGGCCCAACCGAGTCTGAACTAGATAAGAGGATGGTTTAAGGATTACTTAATCGAATCCTCATAGGTGTTTTTTAAGAACTGATAATCTTCTGCTGGCAGCAAAACTACAGCATTACCGTTTGGCAATTCAATTTGGTAATGAACTTTACTTGCTTGCACATCATCTAAGATGAAGTCAAAGTTCTCTTCAAAATCCTGAAGGGTAATGTACTCCATTGTTATTTGCAAGCTTCTTGCAGTCTAGCAGTTATTTAACGGTTCCGTAATCAATAGAACCTTCCACTGGATCCGTTACGCTACCAAAATCAAATGAATCGGTCAGACCTTCAGTGACATAGCGCCAGTCTGTCAAAGAGGACTGGATTGTAATGCTATACGTTGTTTCCAAATAGCGAATATCATTTGTGATTAAAATGCTGTATGTGCCAGGTTTTAACTGCGTTGTTGGATAATCGTCCGTTGAGGACTCATCGCCTTCGTCGTAATTAATTCCAGCTTGGTTGCAAACAAATCCATCATTGTTGAC